TCAAGCGGCTTGTGTCAAGATCTGTTTCATCTCTTGCTCTATTTCCTCTAAGAATATCTCAACTGCTTGATTGATCTGTTCAATTTGTTTCTCATCACGGTGGATACGTTTAATTTTCATGCGCAAACGAAGGGATCTGCCTACAAAATGCGGATCATAGCTGACAAAATCACACCATTGACGTCCTGTACATGCCATTTGGAATTGCATTTGTGCCTTATATTCAGGCTTGATAGTGCCATCCATATAAAAGCGTAGATGCTTGGTGGAGTGTGGGCATTTGACTTCAACTAAACCCTCCTCCCCAATCAATCCATCAGGGCTTGCTCCAGCCATTTCTATGGTGGGATGTTGAATGAAACCACATTTTATGACCTCTGTGTCATAAATGATGGCATATTCTTTTAGTGCATCCTCTTCATGCTCAATGCCCCATTGCATAGCTGGTGTTAGATAAGATTGGCTTATTTCCTCTGTTAATCGCTCTGTCATGAGTTTGATTTTGTACTCCTCATATTTGCTAGTAGGTGTTCCTTTGGCTGTTTTACTGAGCACATTGTAAATGTTTGAAGCAGTGACTTTGCCTAATCTTGCTTGAAACCACTCTGCTGTTCTTTGCTCCATGTTACACCGCCGTTTGCTGTTCTTGTTGTGAGAGAGATTGCTCTGCTTTTGCTATTTGTTTGTTTTGTTTATCTTTCAAAAGATGCAATACCGTTTGAGCCTGTCCATCAGACATATCGGCAAGATTGTTGACTTTGGCATAAGCAAGTATCTTGGTTTCTTCTGTTTGGGTTTGTGCCATGAGTGTTCTGATCTCACTGATCTGCTGCGGAAATGCACTTGTGAGAGGCACGTTCCCATCCGTATCATCATCTGCACTCACAACATTAAGAAGCATGCCTAACAGATATCTGCGTGCATAGGTGATAGCAGAGCCAACCGCTTGTATGTTTGATTTACATCCTTTCGTATCATGAGGAAATTTTCCTTCTGTTGCTATTTTATTTCCAGACGGATGCGTCAAAGTCATTTCTACGCTTATGCTGTCTGAACTCTGTTCCTTGATACGAGAAAACAAAGCAAAGTGGTATTTTGAAAGGGTCTCCTTGATGGCATCAATGTACTGATCAAGCGTAGCATATTGGCTATTGGTATGGGTATTTGTAGCGTTTTTTTGTATTTTTTGATATTCCCTTTGCATAGCGGAAAGGTCAGCAACAAAGCTTTGATAGTTTTGTCGTTCTATTTCCTTTTCCCGCAATGCGATCAGACGCTCGAGACGGTCCATATCGACATCGTTTTCTAAAGCTCTGGTTAAAATGCGATCCATAGCCGTTGCTTTGATTGCACAATCTTTTGTTTTTTCCACTAATTCAGTTTGCGTGATACTGAGTTCACTCATCTTGATTTCCTCCATTGAAGCGCAATTCCCCCGTGGCGTGAATCACGCATCTGTTAAAATAGGTGTTTTGTTTGTTAGAGTTTGGATTTTATAGGCTGTATGATGTCATCAGTTTGTAATATTGCTGTATGTGCGCGTAAGTTATGATACATAAGTGAAATAAGGATTTTGTTAGCATAGGGGGGACCATTTTAAATCCAGTACACATAAATGCTATGCATTCATATGAATATGTAAATCCCAATAAGCCATTTGATGACATCATTGTTTTAAAATTATCCTCACCTAAAAAATCATGCATTATGTCTTCAGAAATTATGGTATCTACATAAGGCTCGTCTTTATACCCAGAGATAGTGATACAAAGTTCACCTAGATTGTGCGTATTTCTCACAACTAACTGTGCACATAAGGTAGGTTTAATTTCATATTTATACATGATTTATTTTTTCTCGTTTGTTGTGATACGACTTTCTCCGCAGATCTCTGAATCTCCGTAAATTTTTGCGTCGCCATAAACTCTTGCATTGGGATAAACAATTGCATTTCCGTAAATCTGTGCGTTTTCAAAAATGCGACCACCACCATATACTCGGGCGTTATTATAAATTTTTGCATTGTCATAAATTTTTGAACCCCAAGTAACACAAGCATTATCATAGACCCAGCAATTGCCATCATGAGAGAGATTGCTTTCATTTTCTATAAAGCCCCCAAGGTCGCCAGTCTTAACATCATCAAAATCTCTTAAAGCACGAATGCGGTACAATGTATGGCAACTTACAATATCGGTGGTTTCATCAGTCAGTTCGTATTTCTTTTCCATGCTTATTGCCTTTTAATGCATGCTTTGTTTTTTGATTTCTTCAGACAACACACCAATGCCTTTTGTGGTGATTTTTGCGCAAGGAATGACTTTTTCTATTCCACTTGCGGTTTGAAGCGTGATGGTTGGACAATCCATCAGTTGCTTTTGGATTTTGTCTTGATACGGAAGCAAATTTCCACCTGCTGCACGTCTGTAAACCCAACCTTTTTGCTGTAAAAATTGAATGAATTGTTTTGGTTGCATCTCGAGTATTTTAGCAGCTTCTGTAAGACCGAAGAGCCCATCATGGCGCTGTAAGCTTTCAAGAGCCATGGCTTTTGGTGTTAAATCTTCAATGATGGTGTCTTTTTGATCTATTTGACCTTGTAGGTAATTCAAAAAGCCAATCATAGCTTTTGGACTTGAATAGTCGATTTGTGGTGTTATTGCTTGCTTTTCCAATTCTTGCCAGCGGTCAATTATTTTTGCGCGTAAAGCAGTGCTGTAACCAGATACGAGAATTAAACATTCACGTTTGGGGAGGTTATAACAAGGGCGGCTTTCACCTTTGCTATCAAGATAATAACCACTAAAATCAACCACCCCAAATTTGGGGGCGTTAAGTTCTTCAAGCATTTTCTTGATATCACGCATAACATGGTCATGTCTTTTACCGCATAACTCTGCAATTTCACGGCTAGACATAGTTTGAACAGTTTCCTGTTTGATTGTATTTTGTTGAATAGCAATAAGCTTTTCCATTACGGACCTCATATTGATGGGATTGATAGATTAAAGAAGGCGCTTTTACACGCGCCCTTAGAATTTAAATGACATCACTAAGACGCAATTTATTTTGCTCTTCATAAGTACCGTAAATCTCATCATTATATTTTTCTTTTGCTAAATCATCTAAAAGTCTATTGTAGGCATCACTTTCACGTATAAAGTAATGGACTTCACTATCCGCATCGAGGCGTTCAATATTTTCTTCTACATATGCTTCTGCGATCTCTTCAGAGATATCTTCACAACTCTTCTCAGAAGGATTTACGCGAAGGATTTGGATTGCATCCTCTGCCTCATCAATAATTGCTTGAACTTGGCTTGCATCAAGTGGTCCTGACTGACCAATGTGTTGATCATCATCATACACAACTAATAAAATTTCATCGGAATGAATAAGAATTGGCTTTTCCATGATTTCCCCTCCCTAACGCCCCTTGGCAATTGTTTGTGTTAATTTATGGATATATTAGTACAATATGAATGAAATACAGTCAAGTACAAAATGTACTATTTTTTTCAAAAAAAATAAAAAATGACGAATCATCGACTAATTTAAGAATCAATAAGCATGCAGTTTATTGTAGAATCAATAATCTGCTATGACTTGCTGATGGCATCTAATTGATAACTTAAATAGAGAATCTTAATTGTACTTACATGTCAAGAATAGTGCGTCGTACACGACCTATTATAGAAATGGCACCTTCAAGTTTTGGAGCTTTTATTGTTTTATCGTACGAAGCAGGCTGAAAAGGAGGATTATCATTTGGTCTATATCGCTTATATGTAGCTTGCCCAGTTTCATCTGCAATTACATAGCAGGCATTAGGTACAAGCTTTTTGTCTCGCATATTTACAAGTATTATGGAATCTGGAGGACTAATTTTATTCATGGACGCACCATCCACACGCAATGCAATCCATTCACCGGCAGGAAGATTAACAGCTTCTGTCATAGGATAATCTGAAAAATCCATTATCCCATCTTGCCCGCTTAACTCTCCAGCACTAATCCATGAAATAAGAGGAATACTTATATTAAGACTAGGATTTTCTTGAGGAGATTCACCATATAAAATCCATCCCGGATCGACGTTAAATACTTGTCCATAGAGTTCGGCTTTTTGTCGAGAAACAGGACGATTTCCATTTTCATGACTAATTAGAGTATTTTGATTAAGAGCTGATATAGCGCGCGCAGCCTCGCTCGGTGTTGCATACCCAGCATTTTTACGTGCTATTTTAAGTCTATCTTTTGGCAAATAACTCATTCGTACATTATCCACTATTTTTTTCATTCATTGTGTACTATTTTGTCTTGATTTTAAATTGTACGTAATGTACTATTTTGATCATGGTTAATAATTTTTATGTCAAAAATTTGATTGAGTCTTGGGGATCTATAGGTCAATTTGCAAAGGAAATCGGTTGTAGCTATGAAGCTGCACGTAAAATGCGCGATCGCAATAGTATTTCTCCAAAATATTGGAACATAATTATCCAATTGTCTGAATCCAAAGGTCCACCTTGGGTTACGCTAGATTGGTTTCTTCATATGTATGAGAATAAATCTCATGGTGTTTCTCTTCTAATAACAGAACAAGGAAAAAGTACGATTTCTTTAACGGAGAAGTTTACAACATCGGATGGGGCAATTTGTATGAATAATTCTACAGACAACAACAAACACTCACAGCATAATTCACAGGCTTAAAGAAGAAAGATCATGAGTAACAGGATATTGAAGAAACTCTATATGCAGCTTTGTAGATTAATAGGTTGTAATTCGAAAATGAAGAATGGAGATAGATTGGTGAAAGAATTTAGACGGATACCGGATCGTGATTGTAGCATAGAAGATCTTGTGAAACGACACGAAACTCACACAACAATTCTTAAAAAACGAGAAGAATGGCATAAGTCAAAATTTGATAGTTGGATGAGATGGCATGAAGCCACTCTTGCAGAGCGAGATAAGTCAATTGAACAACAGCAAGTAGTACTTGAAAACCTATCCACTTTAATTAAGCAAAAAAATAAGACACTGTATGAACAAAGATTAAAGTTGGCTTCACAAATGGAGCTAATTGATAAATTAAATAATAAAATCATTTGCTTAATTAACAAAAAAGAAGAACCAAGATTGATCGATTTTATTTTTGCAGGAGAATGCTTTTAATTTTGGCATCAAAAAAACCACAAATGAGGATTATCAGCCAAAAAGGAATATTCAGAGCCAAATTCATCATATGTATCTTTTGAGCGTGGATATGAGGCCCAAAAATGAACAGTGAATGTTTCCTCTGGGTTAACAATCGAAGTGTGGTCAAGTGTAAAATTTGCAATGTTGCGGGAATTAGGCTTACGGCAGCTAATTATGAAATCTAAAAAAGTGTAGCATTTAGCACGTATAATAAAAAAATTTAAAGCATACTCTGATGAAGCATTTGATTTTATATTTTGGGGACATAACGCAATAAGTTTGGGCGTTGTTCTTTTAATGACGAGGTGTTCAGCTGAAGTTTTAGATGGCCATCTAACGAAAGGGCAAGCATTTTTAACAAACTTAAATGGACTTTTTTTCGATATGCGTATATTCCTTATCATTATATCTTCTTTAGTAAGATTTATAATGCACAATTTCACCCTAACGCGTGAAGTGCCTTCATATTTTTGTGGGAAGAATACTGCCTTCAATTTCAAATATGGTCCCAAATCCCGTGCTTTTTTATCTTCTAATAGAATAGCTGTCTGGGTTTCTGATGCTATAGTTTGTCGTTGGAAGATTTTAAGTTGTTTTTTTAAGCTTCGTTGTTGCACAAAAAGTGTCACCATTCCAGTAACTATCGTAGCAATGATAGGAGCAATCGTAAGATTATCACTTATCCAGTGCAGCAAAAATACAGCACTATCATTTATCCGGTGCAATAAGAATACAACCTTATCAACTATCCATTCTTGCATCTTTCCCCTCCCCACTTTTTTAGAATTGTTGAGAGGATACTTTTTCAAAAACATTTTTTCAAGACAAGCAATCACAACACGCTCTGTCATAGCACGCATATAAATATGTAGAGCCTAAGGGGGGATTATGATCAATAACACGCGAACCATTCTCTGTCTTGATCTAGGAAGCAAGACGGGCTGGGCGATATGTGGTGCGGATGGTCATATATTCAGTGGCGTCATGAATTTTCAGCCCCGTCGCTTTGAAGGCGGTGGGATGCGTTATTTGCGTTTTAAACAATGGCTTACTGAAATGAAGATGACAGCAAGGAGAATTGATGCGGTGTATTTTGAAGAAGTGCGCCGTCATGTAGGGACGGATGCAGCGCATGTTTATGGCGGCTTGTTAGCAACCTTAACGGCGTGGTGTGAACATCACCAAATTCCTTATGAAGGCATTCCCGTTGGGACGATTAAGAAAGAAACGACAGGAAAAGGCAATGCCTCAAAAGAAGAGATGATTAAAGCGGTGTGTGCAAAAGGGCACGCGCCTAAAGATGACAACGAAGCAGATGCTTTGGCAATTTTATATCTAATGAAAGAAGGGGGTACGCATGTCTAATGCAATGCCATGGGTAAGATTTTATTTGTATGACTGGATAAGTGGTACAAATGGAATGACATCTGAACAACGGGGTGTGTATATAACCCTTCTCGTTTGCATGTATGAAAAAAAAGAACCACTTAAAACAGATTTTGAAACGCTTGCACGCGTTTGTCATTGTTCGCAGAAAAAATTTGCAGCTATTGTCGAATATCTCATGAGAAATGATAAACTTATTGAGATAGATGGTCGTTTATGGAATCTCGATGTTGAAGAGGAACTCAATAACCTCAGTGAAGAGTTAGATAATTTTACCTTTAATAATAATGAAGAAAAGGAGGTAAAATATGTCAACTAAATTGGCTTGGACGAGACTTAATACAGACCAGTGGCTATTTAAACTCTCTGATTTACCACCTATGGAAGTCAATGTTTATGTGAAGTTGCGGATAAGAATGTTACACATGCGGGAACCTCTTTTGAATGATGCACGAATATTATCTCATTTTACTTGTTGTACAGTAAAAAGATTTGAAAAGGCGTTAGATTATTTATTTAGATCCGGACACATCATTTGTTTAGAAGATGGACGTTTGTGGAGTTCAGATGTTGAAGAAGAACTCAATAACTCAAACGAAAATTTAAATAAGTTTTCAGAGAGAGCAAAGAAAGCAGCGCAGGCAAAATGGGAAAAATATCATAAAGCAAAAACAATGAGTGATGATCAAGATGCTAAAAATGCTAAGCATGATGCTTGTGGGGATTTTAGCAATGCACAAGCAATGCTTAATGATGCCATTAACATAGACAATAACATATATAAAAAAACTAATACTATCGTATTAGCAAAAAAAGAAATTGGTTCTGAAGATTTAGAAACGAACGATTTGGTTGAAGAGCCAATCGAGGTTCATGATCTCGAGAGCCAATCAGATCAAATCGCAACATCATCAGATAACCAACCTCCCATTCACGAGCAAGAAAACGTTCCTAAGAAAGCCAAGCGGTCAAAAGCTAATCGGGGTTGTCGATTACCGGATGATTTCGAACCCGATTACGATTTTGCAATCGAAGAGGGCTTGCCTCCAGAGCGTGTCAAAGTCGAAATCGCAAAGTTTCGAGATTACTGGCATTCAAAAGCTGGAGCAAATGCAACCAAAATCGATTGGCAAGCAACGTGGCGTAACTGGGTGAGAAATTCAAAAAATTACAAACAAGGAGAAAATTATGGAACACAAACCAATTCCCAAACAGGACAACAGCGCGGTCGTGCCTATAGAATTACACAACACATGTCCGATTTCAAAAATGCAGACAGTCCGTACAAATTTTTGTTCGAGGATGATGCAAAACCCTCCATTCCATTGGCTACCGGGCAAAAAGCCATCACCTGCAGAAGCGAAGAGAATTATTTCGTTGGGTAATGAAGCTTTGCAAATGCTTGATGAAAAAGCTTCTGAGGAAGAAATAAAAGCTATGTTTCTCATGCTTTCTGGTGGACTTAAAAGCCAACCTGGAGAAGATGAAAAAGCCACAGCTGTTGCTTATCTTTTTTCTCTCGATGGTTTAAGCCGTTGGGCAATCAAAACTGCAACAAGGGATGTGATGAAGGGTAAAGCAGAAGGCTTGTCGACGACATTTATGCCCGCTTCTTCTGATCTTTTGCTTTACTGTGAAAAGCTTGAAGACGATATTCGAACTACTGTTAAAGGGATATTTACCTCACTCGATAGACCAGAGATTAAGCCGAAAGGAGAACCTATTTCTGCTGAAAAATGGGATAAATTGATGCAAATGCTTGAAAAACCGAAGATTGGGTTAAATCCTTTTCAGTGAAAAGTGCTGATCTTTTTGGATTAGATATGCGTTTAAATCAACAAAAAGGCACCGTACAGCGCGATTTAGAACTTTTTTGATACAAACCACATTAGGAACATAAAACGCACCATACGGTCAAATTTGAGACAAATAACGCTATTGGTAAAATATAGGATGAAAACATGCCCATTTTAAAACATTTGCTCTTAAAAAACCGTAAACAGCCCATGCAAAAAAAATTTGTTGCAACCGCTGTTGGATATGTGCCGTGGGGAGATGGAGCCGCTGAGTATTTTTATAATCTCTACGAATATGAAGACGGTACAAGAGAGTGTGAAAAATTTGATGGCGGTCAGTATTACAAAATACCTGAGAATGCGGACTTTAGCACCAAAGCGCAAGTAAAAGCGTGGATTTATGGGGGTGCGGTACCTAAAAGTGTTCTCAATTATGAACCCCTCATAGACGAGATCAATAGAGAAATTAAAAAATTATCAAAAAACATTTGATGTGTTTTAAGCGAAAAAACGGTCAAGCCAAGTCTTAATTGCTAAGGATGGCTTACTTGCTCTAAAGACGAAATATCCGGCATGGGGTTATTATGCCGAGCTTGCCATAAATCATGCTTTTGTTGCAATTTAAGCCAAAATTCTGCGTCGTTTAAACCAGCTATTTCTAAGCGTAAAGCTAAATTAATGCTAATTGCTGCATGACAATTCAAAACACGTGATAAAGTTAAACGCGCAACGCCGAGACGATTTGCTGCCTCTGTTATTGTCAATCCTCGTTCATCAAGCAACTCTTCTTTCAAAATACCACCAGGGTGTGGGGGATTGTACATCATGATAACACCTCAAAAATTAATGGTAATCTTGGTAATCAACAAGTTCAACATTTGTTCCAATAAAACGAAAAGTAACACGCCAATTTGCATTAACACGCATTGACCAATAGCCTTTTAAATCGCCTGTAAGCTCGTGGAGACGGTATGATTTAATAGTCATTTGTTCAGGAGCGGATATCGTATCTAAAATCACTAAAATATTTGCTAATTTTTTAGCATGTGCAGGTTGTATTCCTTTAACAATTCCTCTTTCGAAAAACAACTTCAACCCTTTATGTTTGAAACTAACGATTGCCATATATGACCCCTTTTGTTACTTGATACGATACACAATGCATTTAGTCAATCGATTATTTATTAATTTCGTCATATAAAACATAATGTTATATGTTAATAATCAATAATATCTATTTGAAATAATGGAAAAAATAAACAAATTATGCTAAGATTTTTTACATATTTAAATACAATTTAAGGTAAGTGAAAACATGCTCAATAAAGTGATGTTAATTGGCTATTTAGGAGATGATCCTGAGAGCAAAACGATAACTTCTGGTGCTGAGGTGGTCAATTTTCGTATGGCAACCTCTGAAAGCTATATGAATAAAAATACGTACCAAAAAGTAGAAAAAACAGAATGGCATTCCGTAGTGGTTTTTAATCCGCATTTTGCAAAAATAGCACTTCAGTATCTACACAAAGGTTCAAAGGTTTACATAGAAGGCAAATTACAAACCCGTAAATGGCAAGATAAAAACGGTCATGACCGTTACACAACAGAGATTGTCCTGCCACAATATAAAGGCGAGTTGCATTTACTTGATGCAAAGAAAGAGCAATCTGAACACCCCTCACCCATTACTTCTCAAAATTATGCTATTGCCTCAGGTGCTCAAGATCATAGCACAGCTCTTAATGATGGCGTCCCATTCTGATGGAAAAAATATGGCTAAAAGAAAAAAACGGACAAAACGCGGACGCCCTCGTATTAATGGATGTATCAGAGAACCCAATGGTCGTATCTCACGGACAAAAATGCCTCTTGATCCTATCGATAAATTGGCAATTGAAATGCGTGCCAAACGCTTCTGTTTAACCTTACAAGAAGCAAAAAATCCGCTTTCCGGTACTTATATCGGACGGCTTTATCTACAAGGCAACATCAATCAAGACCAATATGATGCTGCACAAAAATATCTTGAAGTGAGAAATGATTACCTCTGTGCAAAAACATTGCCTAGTGCAATTTATGATAAAATGCCCTCATCTTCTGATGAAGCAGCTAGAAAAAAATGGGTTGAATTTGCAACAAAACAATTTTTGAATATGCAAGAGGTAATAAAAGAAACACAACACCTATATAGACAGCATAATTTTTATGCTGCGCTACAGTATCTTGTTAGTGAAGATCAAGAATTACCATACCTTGTACCTTCATTGCGGATAGTCCTTAACGCTCTCCAGAAACATTGTGGTTATTAAAAACGTTGACTTAAAATAAGAAAAAGTATAGTGTGTAAATATATACACATTATGAGATTAGGGAATGGAACAAAATAGCCGAAAGATAATTGCAAAATTAAAACGCGATGGCTTTGAACTTGTCAAAGTAAAAGGTTCGCACCATAAATTTAAAAAAGATGGTAAGGTTGTTATTGTCCCACATCCTAAAAAAAATCTTCCAATTGGTACAGCGCGTTCTATTGCACAACAAGCAGGCTGGTTTAAAAAAGGAGAAGAAGAATGAAAAGATTTTTTGCTCTTGTTCATAAAGATGAGGATTCTGCTTTTGGTGTTCAATTTCCTGATTTTGAAGGTCTATTCTCTGCTGCTGATGAAGAAGAAAATCTTATCATAAATGCAACCGAAGCTTTGCAACTTTACTGTGAAGATATGGATACAGTGCCTGTTCCTTTAAAATTTGAAGAAGTGATACAACAGAAAGCTGTCAAAAAAGCTTTGTCAGAAGGAGCTTTTTTAATACAAGTTCCTTTTATTGAAAATGATTCAGAAGTCGTACGTACAAATATATCAATTGAACGAGGGCTTTTGCGTGCAATTGATAATTGTGCACAAGAGAGAGGGTTAACAAGATCTGCTTTTTTGGCAACAGCAGCCCGTCACGAGCTTAATATTTAGCTCATCAATATGGAGAAATTTCTCACTCTAGATTTTTTTGCAAAAGCGTATAATTGCATATGATCTGCAAAATATTAATGAAAATCAAAAGGTGGCAGGAAAACAAAACGCTATAGTTAAGAATGATATAACTATCATTGATATCATATACACGGCATCTAATATTTCTGGACCTGTCATTCCCTTTCTCTCCTATACTGCTCAATATTTATAAATATTTAGATAAAAAATACAAAATATAGATTTTTTCTATTGACAATGTGTAAAAAATTTTATTTAATGATCATGCTGTCCCTAGTTGTATTGCGTCTAAATTTCAAAAACATCCCCTAAAATTTGATAAAATCTTAAGCTTTCAAGAGGGCTTAACTTACTGTTTTTATTGATAAAACAGGCTAATCTATTTTGCACATATCAAAAGCCATTAAGTGACCAAGAATGTCATTAATTCATTGCCTCAAAAGGAGAGAAGATGAAAGCAATCATCACCAAGCCAATGTGTGTTGTTGGCGATAATAAAAGCACTGTTCGTTTTGAAACTTCAACTCCCAATAATCCATTTGTGGAGATTTCTAATCAAGTCTATGCTCGTCTCAAGCGCGCCAATGCTGCTAAACCTTTTGTTGACGTCAAAACAAAAATAAAACCCGACAAGGCAGTTGAACAGATTAAGCAAATAGAAAAAGAACCCAACCAAATATCATCTGAAACAGTAACAGAGGAAACCTCTCTCGAAAAACCAAAAGCATCCAAAGCTTCCAAGCCTTCAACACCTACCCCCAAAAAGGCTTAAAAGTTGAAATTAATTATCCACCAAAAATGGTATCTTCAACAGGTAAAAGATACCTTTACCAATCTTCAAGCACCACGCCTTCATTGGGCTTTACGGAATGCTCTAAACACCGCAGCAAAGCAAGTCGAGCGCTTTACTGAGAAGCAAGTTGCCGACCTCTCATCCGCCCAAATAAAGCGTATAAGAAGAGGTGTTTATATTAAAGAAAAGGCGACAGCAAGGTTTCTTGAGACAGATCTCATTGGTTCTGGAACTCCCTTGCCTCTTAAATTTTTTAAAGCAAAAGAAACAAAACACGGCGTGACTTACACACTGTTTGGAAAGAAACAAATCTTGACCCATGGTTTTATCAAGGGAGGCAGTTTTCCAAAGCGTGTTGATTTGAAAATGGGAGGGAATGTGTTTCAAAGAGATGATGGAGACCAATTCCCCATTGCAAAACAAGAAGGACCTTCAATTGCTAAAGTGATGTCAAAGCCAGAGATTGCAAGTGCTATTGCACAATATGCCAATGAAAGATTAACCAAAAACATACAGAGACAACTTGCTCGTCAAGAATACGCTGCCAACAAGAAAGGCTAGATCATGTTCTCAAGCTTTATCTCTATATTCCATATCTTTATGAGTTTAGGCATTACCTATTCTTATTGCAATTTTAAAAATAGATTATCACTTATGCTTTGTTTTTTCCATAAAAAAGTCAATAAAATCAATGTAAAAGGTACTTCCCAGCGGGTTGGCTTCGTTGCGGGGCAGGCCAGCGCGAACTATCGCTAGCGACAGAATTTTCAAATTGACTGTACATTGTACACATAACACATTGATAAATAACGAATTTAATGTGCACTCATATACACACTGTACAATCTATGATTATTTTTAGAAAAAGACTACATTGCTACTTGACAAGATAGTAACGTTATGTCTATTGTCGAATCAGGTGCCTGAAAAACGCCTTAAGCAACTAGCGGATGGATTGCCGAAACAATCTTTTTTCCGCAAATTTAAAATTTTGACTCATTATATGCGTATAGCGTATAAAGAGGTTTGTCGGGTGTGGTTACACTATACAATACCCTTATGGGAAAAGTGTAACGACGGACTAGTTGCCGTGTTTTTCAGCACCCGGCACTCTTTTAAAGTGTCAATGAAAAACATCTAACAACTAGGGATTCACAATGACTCTCATTAAAATATCAGAACAGGTTATTGATCAGGAAACTGTTCAAACCGTCAATGCTCGTGATTTGCATGCATTTTTGGGAATCACATCAAAGTTTGCAGACTGGATTAAAAATCGCATTAAAGAATGTAAGTTTTTGGAAAACATAAACTTTATAACGCTTTCTAAAAATTTAGAAAACGGTGGAAAGGTAAAAGAATACCACATTACCTTAGACATGGCTAAACACCTTTCCATGATCGAACGTAATGATAAAGGACATGAAGCTCGTCAATATTTTAATTTTTTGTTTGACAACATGTCAGTATTATGTCTATTGTCGAATCAGGTGCCTAAGAAACACCTTGAATACACAGCGGATAGATTGCCGAAACAATCTCTTTTCCGCGCATTAAAGGCTTTGACTCGTTGTAGGTTAAACGCATATAATGATTTTGTCGGGTGTGGTTATGCTATACAATACCCTTTTGGGAAAAGTATAACGACGGACTGTGTACCGTGTTTCTTAGCACCCGGCACTCTTTTGGAGTGTCATTAAGAAACGTCTAAACTACACAGGAGCCAACATCATGGCACAATATTTAATCGACATACACAAAACTACGATTGATGGTGATATCGTTCAGACAGTAAATGCACGTGAGTTACATACATTCTTAGAAGTAGGTAAAAAATTTGCGGATTGGATTACAGAACGTATCCACAAATACAATTTATTAGAAAATCAAGATTTTGTTTGCTTCCCTATTTTGGGAAGCAAAGGTAGAGGTGGTCACAATCGTAAAGAATATCACCTCACCTTAAGTGTAGCCAAAGAACTTTCTATGGTGGAGAACAATAAGAAAGGTAGAGAAGCTCGTTTATACTTTATTGAGTGTGAAAGACGGTTAAAACAAGCAGCTACTTTACAGATAGAAACACCACAAGTTGACTACTCCAAACCTGAAGCATTACTTGGTGTCTTGAATCATTTGCAAAGCCAAATCGAGCAAAAGGATAACACCATTGCCGAATTGACTCCAAAAGCAGAGGCTTTGGAAGGTTTAAAACGTTCGGATGGGCTGTTCGGTCTTATCGAAGCCGCGAAGATGTTAGAGGTGCGACCAAAGGATTTAACCGATTACTTACGTAGATTTGCTAAATTTTTATTTGACAATGTACTGTCAGTATGTCTATTGTCGAATCAGGTGCCTCAAAAACACCTTAAATCGATAGCGGATAGATTGCCGACACAATCTTTTTTCCGTGCATTAAAGGCTTTGACTCATTATACGCTACATGCGTATAATAGATTTGTCGGGTGTAGTTACGCTATACAATACCCTTTGTGGGGAAAGTGTAACGACGGACTATCGACCGTGTTTTTGAGCGCCCGGCACTCTTTTAAAGTGTCAATCAAAAACCTCTAATCGATAGGAGTTCATTATGAATACTCTTATTCCGATATCGGAACAAACTGTTGGACAGGAAACTGTTCAAACTGTTAACGCACGTGATTTGCATGCGTTTTTAGAAGTAAAAACCAGCTTTAAAGACTGGATTATCAGACGTATTCAAGACTGTAAATTTAAAGAAGGATATGACTTTTGCTCTTTTTTGAGCGAAAGTTCAGGTGGGCGTCCTTCTAAAGAATACCACATTACCTTAGACATGGCTAAACACCTTTCCATGATCGAACGTAATGATAAAGGACATGAAGCTCGTCAATATTTTAATTTTTTGTTTGACAACATGTCAGTATTATGTCTATTGTCGAATCAGGTGCCTCAAAAACACCTTAAATACACAGCGGGTAGATTGCCGAAACAATCTCTTCTCCGCACATTAAAGGCTTTGACTCATTATATGCTTGTGGCATATAAATGGCTTGTCGGGTGTGGTTATGCTATACAATACCCTCGCGGGGAAAGCGTAACGACGGACTGTGTACCGTGTTTTTGAGCACCCGGCACTTTTTGAAGTGTCAATCAAAAACGTTTAACTACACAGGAGCCAACATCATGGCACAATATTTAATCGACATACACAAAACTACGATTGATGGTGATATCGTTCAGACAGTAAATGCACGTGAGTTACATACATTCTTAGAAGTAGGTAAAGATTTTTCTACTTGGATTAAAGATCGCATCAACAAATATAATTTATTAGAAAATCAGGATTATTTAGTTTTCACCAATTTTGGGGAAAACCTCCAAGGTGGTCGTCCCTCTAAAGATTATCACCTCACCTTAAATGTAGCCAAAGAACTTTCTATGGTGGAGAACAATAAGAAAGGTAGAGAAGCTCGTTTATACTTTATTGAGTGTGAAAGACGGTTAAAACAAGCAGCTACTTTACAGATAGAAACACCACAAGTTGACTATTCTAAACCCGAAGTGTTGCGTGGTGTCTTGAATCACCTACAAAGCCAAATTGAGCAGAAAGATCATGTGATTGCTGAATTAGCGCCAAAAGCAGAAGCTTTGGAAGGCTTAAAACGTTCGGATGGGCTGTTCGGTCTTATCGAAGCAGCGAAGATGCTTGAAGTACGTCCAAAAGATTTAACCGATTACTTACGTAAACACGATTGGGTCTATCGACGTGCTCCGAGTGGCCCACTGTTACCTTATCAAGATAAGATAAAGAAAGGTTTTATGGACTGTCCTGCTATCACCATTCAAAGACCGGATGGTACAGAAAAGGTGCTCCCTTCAACAAAAATTACACCAAAAGGATTAGCTTGTTTGAGAGAACAAATCCATGGAGGTGTGCAATGAAGATAGACACCAACTTCTTATGCGATTTGTGGATGGCATTGTTTCAGTTTTCTAATGATGAAAATATCAACGAAAAAGAGTGTACAGCTCTGGTTGACATCATGAGTCTGGTAGAAAAGGTTTTAGTTTTAAAACTCCAAGATGATGTACCGAATATTGTTAAGATTTTAGCAGTTCTAACAGATTTTGGCGATTCAGAGTTACCACATAGCATGGATTCTTTGTTGCGCGCTTATGAACCAGATTTGGATAACCCTATTAAAAAGGTTGCTTAAAATGAAACATCCCCTTCCCCATCTTTAAGGTGGGGAGGTGATTTAAAGATCAAGTTGTGAATGAGAACCAAGACGCACTAAAACTAGCCTATCTTGACCAATCAAGCGATAAATCAACACTAGATCAGGTCGAATATGACAATCTCGGTAATTACTCCAATTTCCAGTCAATGCATGATCACGGTACCGTATCTCTAAAGGTTGATCGTTTGCTAATGCTGCGATGACTTTGCGTAAATCAGTATCTAAAAGATGCCGATGTTGTCCTTTCATCTCACGCTTGAAATCACGTTTGAAGATAGTCGTACGTTCAATCGTCCGCATAAAGATCATCAAATAATTCGTCTACGGAATGAAACTTTTTTAAGTTGCCTTCATCAACTTCAGCAAAAGCTGCTATGGTTTCTGCATTGGGTTGAAACAAAACAGATGGAATAGCTTTATCTTGCGCGATACGAGTCATCAATACCCTCACAACATCACTCACTGTCAAACCTGAAGCTTGAATAACTTGACTAGCGACATTTTGAATTTCTTCCGGTACACGTGCTTGAACCATGCGACTGGTAGCCATGATGATTTCTCCTCTCTCAACTGTATTTCAATGTAATACAATTGAAGTTTAATTTCAACTGTAAAGCATTATTTTTAAAGTGGAGAGATCGTTTGGCTTAACAATCGCTTTCTTTTTTAAGACTTCACCCACGTTTACAGCGCTCTTCTATTACATACTTAAAGAAGGAGGGTGGTAAAACTTCTTTAGCTGGTTTTAAGCGTGCAAGTTCTTCATCTGTTAGTGGTAGAGAATCCACGGCTTCCAAATCTTCTTTTGTGTAGCCACATCTTGTTTCAAAGTTTTTTTTGAAAACCAATAATCCTTATGTGACTTGAAGTGTATCCGTTCGCATACCGGAATATAGACCCGATTATACCGGATCGTCAATTATCTGTTACGTCGTAAAACCTTATAAGTGGAAAGATCATTAAACTCTACATTCAAATTTACTAATTTTGGAAAATTCATCTGCTTTTTCAGCTTGTAAGACACTGACATCGTAAGCAGCTTGCATGTTGAGCCAGAATTCAGCTGTTGTATCAAAAAAAGAGGCTAATCGTAGTGCTGTATCAGGAGTTATCCGACTATTTTCTGCTACAATCCGTTCTATCCGAGTGCGTGGAACATTCAAGGCTTTGGCAAGAGCATAAGCAGAGAGAGCATATTCTTTTAAATATTCTTCCCGTAAAATTTCTCCGGGATGAATAGCAATATAATTTTTCATCTCGACCTCCTACGGATCAATGATAATCGACGATTTCAACTTCATAGGCACCATTAGAACGCCACTCAAAACAAATGCGAAACTGGTCATTAATACGAATAGAATATTGACCTTTACGCTCTCCTTTCAATGCCTCTAAACGATTACCCGGAGGACTGCGTAAATCTTTGAGATCAACTGCTTTATCCAGCATAAATAATTTTCGTTGGACTATACGCACGAGAGTTGTGGGAAAACCTTTAGGTGGATTGCCTTCTAAAAGATCTTTACACCGCTTATCCGCAAAAGATTCAATTACCAAGTCACCTTCATTCGTTCTTTTATGTATCATAACATGATACTAATCTAAAGAAAAGGATGAATGTTGAAAAATATTTAGCAAAAGAGGTAGAAATGACAAAGAAGCATCGTGAAGGTCTATCGCTTCGTGCGTTTGCCAAAAAGATGCGTGTTTCACCGAATGCAGTGGTTTCTCGTTTTAAAACAGGAAAATTTGATCAGGCTCTTTTTGAAGATGGTTCTGTCAATGAAGCGCTTGCAACAGCTATCTGGAATGAGAATCCAACAAAGCGCCCAGCTCCATTTTTAGCACCAGATGGTCAACCGCGAACAAAGATCAAACAAGTCTCTACAGAGGGTGCCAATGAATACGAAATTAAACTGGAGCGAATGCAAGTTGCCCTTGAAAGCGAAAAGATTGCCCTTGAACGCTTACGCGAAACAACCGTTGACCGTGAAGAAGTCAAGAGAGCAGCGCGTGAGTTTGGAAGAGCACACCGTGATGCCATGTTGAACTTTCCTCATCGTTTCGGGGCAAGCATTGCCGCACAAGTTGGATGTGATGCAGCAAGCCTTATCGGTGCCATTGATTATTACATACGAAAAGCTTTGCTTGAAGCGGTTCATATTCCAGTGCCTTTTCATGATCCTCATTCTCCAGAGTTAGAGAACTTGCAAGAAACGAATAATGGATGACAATGCAGTCGAAGAATTTTTCGCCAATGCCAATGATGCAAGACAACCGGACCCACCGTATACGGTTTCGCAATGGGCGGACAAGAATAGATACCTTAGCACCGTAGCAAGTGCTGAACCTGGATTGTGGAGAACAAAACGCACCCCCTATTTGCGTGAAATCATGGATAACCTTTCCTCTCACAAACCGATTGAAACAACCATTGTCATGAAAGGAGCGCAGGTTGGCATGTCAGAGGCAGGATTGAACTTCTGTGGTTATGCTATTCATTATAGTCCTGGACCTGCCCTTTATGTCATGCCCACGGTTGAGACAGCCAAGAAGCTTTCAAAGACGCGGCTTGATCCCATGATTATGGCAAGCCCAGTTTTAAGTGAACGCATTGCCCCAGCGCGAGCACGTGACAGCGGTAATACCATGTTTTCAAAAGAGTTTGATGGTGGTGCATTGATGCTTACAGGAGCAAACAGTGCGGCTGGTTTGCGTTCTATGCCTATTCGTTATCTGATTTTGGATGAAGTGGATGCTTATCCTCTCAGTGTCGATAACGAAGGTGATCCGGTGATGATTGCAGAAAAGCGCACTTCAACCTTTGTGCAGAGAAAGATTTTTAAATTGTCTACACCCACCCACCGTGACACAAGCCGTATTGCTAAGGATTTTGTGCTAGGAGACCAGCGATATTACAACGTCCCTTGTGATGCGTGTGGTGTTTTACAACCCATTGTTTGGTCACAAATTAAATGGCCAAAAGGCGCCCCTGAAAAAGCTGTTTTTGTTTGTACGCATTGTGGTCATGAACATGCCGAGCACCGAAAAACAGATCTCATGTGTGAAGAAAGAGGTGCATGCTGGGTCCCAACCAGTGAGTCAAGCAGACCCAATTTGCGTTCTTATCATATTTCGGCACTTTATTCTCCTTGGCTTACATGGGGGGAATGCGCAAGAGAGTTTTTAAATGCCAAGGATGATCCAGCTCTTCTACAGCCTTTTGTCAATACAGTGCTTGGAGAGCCATGGGAGGACAGAACAGGCGAAGTTGTTGATCCAGACAGCCTCTATGCAAAACGCGAAGAGTATCCCCTTGCACCAGAACAAGCCGTCGTGTTGACAGCAGGCATTGATGTGCAAAATGACCGTTTAGAGCTTGAAGTGGTGGGATGGGGGCGTAGTGAAGAAAGTTGGCATATTGATTATCAAGTTATCCTTGGTGATCCCTCTTCTTTTGAAGTGTGGGACCAATTGGATGAATATCTTGCAAAGCGCTGGCCACATCCAGGCTATAAAGAGGGGATTAGGATAACAGCGGCTTGTATTGATACCGGTGGTGGACACACACAGGCGGTTTATAATTATGTACGCCCGCGTGAGGGGCGGCGTATCTGGGGGATTAAAGGACAGGCGGGATGGCGTGCGGTATGGCCACGCCGACCAAGCAAAAACAATAAAGGACAGATTAATCTTTATATTGTTGGGGTTGATGCAGCGAAAGATATCATTACAGCACGGTTTAAGAAATCGGGTCCTGAAGCAACGGGGGCTGGTGCAACACACTTTCATAAAAGCCTTGACCAGGAATATTTTGACCAGCTAACCGCTGAAAGAAAAGTCATTAAATATTTTAAAGGTTTCAAGCGTATTGAATGGCAAAAAAGTGAAAAGGCAAGAAATGAAGCCTTGGACTGTAGAGTCTATGCTTATGCTGCTTTACAAGGTCTGATTTCGGCAGGAATAAACCTTAATCGAGAAGTCGATATCTTAGAAGAGCGTTTGGAAAAACTTAAAATTGAAGGTGCTTTAGAGCAGCCAACATCAGAACATCCTCCCTCTCCTTCTCCAAGAAGATCTCAGACAACACAGCCTAAAAAGAAGCCATTCAGAACAGTGATAAGTCCTTATATGCGAGGGGACTGGAGGTAATTTATGCGCACAGACTTGAACCAAGTAAACAGCAAAACTGACAGACTGGAAAGTTTAAAAAGGCGGCGAGAACAAATTGAAGAGGCTCTTTATTCGGGAGCGCAATCAGTGCGTCACGGCGATAAGCAAGTCAGCAACCGCTCTGTTGAGGAACTGCGCAGAGCTCTTGAAATGATCAATACGCAAATAGCGGACCTTGAAGGACGCAAAGGTTCACGTGTTTTTTATTTAAATATCTCTAGGGGCTATTAATGGCTGGCTTTTTCAATAAACTCACAGGCTTTTTTACAATTTCTCGTCAACATAATCCGCCTTTTGAAGCTGCAAGCAAAAGCCGTCGCATGGGTGGTTTTGATCCCGCAAAAAAACATATCAATAAAGCAATTGAAGAATGCGGTGATACCATTGTTGCCCGTTCAAGATGGCTTTATGACAATGAATCTCTTTATGGATCTGCAACGGAGGAATGGGTCTCTGCGGCTGTGAGTGATGGGATTAAACCTTATCCTCGTATTGAAGGTTTTCAAGAAGAAAAGAAAAAGCTTTTAGACTTATGGTGGCAATGGGTTGATGAAGCAGACTACGATGAAGATGCCAACTTTTATGGTCTACAAGCAACGATTGCACGAGAGGTTTTTTTAACCGGAGAATGTTTTGTCAGGCTGCATTATGTTGACCTTTATGGGCGCTCTGGTGTGCCGTTTCAATTGCAAATTTATCCCACCGAAATGCTGGACCTTACCTACAATGGACCTGCTGAAACTGAAGGCAATTACATTCGTATGGGGATTGAGTTTAATGCAAGTGGCAAGCGTGTTGCTTATCATTTCTGGGAACATCATCCCTATGATGATTGCCCTGCAAACAGAGCCTTTAAGAGCCAAGACCGCATACGTGTGCCTGCTGAAATGGTCCTTCATATCAAAGAGCGCCGTATCGCAGGACAATTACGCGGTTCTCCCAAAATAACGCGCTCTATGACAAAGATCTTTCAACTCGAATCCTATGACGATGCAGAACTTGATCGAAAAAGGACAGCGGCTCTTTTTGCAGTGTTTATTACAGGAAAGGAATCTCATGATGCGGCATTAGAGGAGAATCGTGAACAAACGAGGCTCCCAAAGAAGCCTGAAGAGGCAGCTGACGTGGATAAAATTTACCCTGGCTCGGTCAACATGGTGGATGGCGAAAAACAAATTACATTTTCAACCCCTGTTGAGGTTGGAGGTTCTTATGAGGCTTTCCAATTTCGCAATATTTTAAAAATTTGCTCGGCTCTCAATATGCCTTATGCCGTTGTTACTGGAGACGTTACGCGCGGTAATTTTTCCAATGTGCGAACTTCTATCATTCAGTTTAGACGGCATGTCAAACAATGGCGTGAACATATCATTGCCTTTCAGTTTAACCGCATTGTTTGGGAACGTTTTGTTGAAATGGCAGTACTTTCTGGACGCGTTCACTTACCCGGATGGGAAGAAAATCCCTTGCCATGGCTTCAATGTGAAAGCTTTGCACCACCCCTTGAAATGATTGATCCAAACAAGGATATTTCGGCAGAAAAAGAAGAAATCCGTGCAGGCTTGAAAACACGACGCATGGCACTGGCCGAGCGCGGCTTTGATATCGACAGCATTCATGCCGAACTTGAGGAAGAACACACAGATGCTCGTGCACGCGGTTTATCTTTTGATACGGATATGGCGGCATCCTCTGGTGACAATCAAATAATTGATACCACAGATTCAGACCCTTCAGAGACTTATGAAAGCAACCAAGGCAGCGAGGCACACAAAAATGGTGAATAATCTCGACATGCCGTTTTTGGCATCACGGCTTTTTGTGGTTCCACACATGCTTGCCTCCACAAAGCTTGATATCATCCTTAATGCTCTTGCACCACGCCTTTTTGCAGGTGAAAAGTTTCCCATTGAAGCTTATTCGCAAGGTAATACAGAAGCTTTCAGACCACCAGAAACTTACGTGGTCCAAAACAATATTGCCATCATACCGGTTCATGGCACACTTGTACGCCGTAGCGCATGGCTTGGAGCTTTATCGGGCTTGACTTCTTATGAAGGTTTAAGGGCTTCTTTTCGTGAAGCCATTGCACAGCCTGATGTGAATGCTGTCTTACTTGATATTGATAGTGGTGGTGGAGAAGCCGGTGGCATCTTTGATTTGGTTGAAGAGTTTCAAACCCTTTCAAAACAATATGCCAAGCCCATTTGGGCGCATGCCAATGAATTTGCTTGTTCGGCAGCTTATGCCATTGCTTGTGCAGCTTCTCAAATATGGATTGCACGCACAGGTGTTGTGGGTTCCATTGGGGTTGTTTGCGCCCATCTTGACCAATCTCTTGCAGATGAGAAACAGGGACTTAAATGGACCTTTGTTTTTGAAGGTGATCACAAAACGCATGGCAATTCTCACGAACCCTTGAGCGATACAGCACAGATAAAAATGCAAGCCGATTGTGCCCTGCTCTACGAGATGTTTGTCGATTGGATTGCAAAAAACAGACCTCTGAGTGCGGACGCAATTCGTGACACAAAAGCAGAAACTTTTATAGGCATCCAAGCTTTAGAGCTTGGATTAGCAGATGCGCAGGGCACCCTTGCGCAAGCTTTGGAAGCCTTAACGGATTCCATATCACAAACCCCAACAGCAACAAAAGAAGGACAAAACACATGGCACGCACACAATACCGCGCCGAAGAAGATGATGATGAAAAAGTTGTCGACGTCATCAACGAAGACGAAGAGGACGAAAACAAGAGCGACATTGATGAAGACTTCGACGAAGACGAAGATGAGGACGAAGATAAACAGGAAAGCGTAAAAGCTGCTCTTGAAAAGGAAAGAAAACGTGGCGAGGCACTGACAAACCTTGAAAGGCAAGCAAAGCGCTTAGGCGTTTCTTTTGATGCAGCAAAAGCCATTAAAAGCGGCATGAGTGTTGAGAAAGCAAAAAATGTTGTTTTAACCGCCGCTGTCTCGAAAAGCGCATCTTTAAAACTATCAACCACAGCTCCTCATAGGGATGGGACGAGCAAGGAAAAAATTCATGCAAAATGGGAAACAGCTTGGAGGGCAATAAAATGAGTCAAGTTTTTTATGAAGACGTACGCAATGGTGCTTATCTTGGACCCTACGATCCGGATATGTCCAATGAAGAAGTGATATTTGCATCAGGAGCATTCATTGAAGCCGGCACTGTTATGGGAAAAATAATGGCAACAGGAAAATATGTTCCTCTTAATCCATCAGCATCAGATGGCAGTACAAGACCTGTTGGGATTTCTTTTGCCACTGTTGATGCAACAGAGGCAGATCAACGCGCGGTGATTACAGCACGCTTATGCACCGTAAAAGCTTCTGAACTGCTATGGCCAGATGCCATCACAGACGATCAGAAGAAAGATGCCATTCAGTTTTTAGAAGACCATAACAACATTCTATTTCGATAGGAGAATGCGCACATGGATATGAATTTTTTTAAACATGATGCTTTCTCTGCCACCACAATGATGAAAGCGATTGAAAACTATGAGTTTCAACCGGGTCTCATTAGTTCTCTTAATCTTTTTGAGGAAGTGGAAACAAGCACCACAGTGGTTGGTATTGAAAGACGTGACAATACATTGTCCTTGATTCAAACCAGTGAACGTGGCGCCCCCTTGGTTGAAGGTGATAGAGATGGGCGGAATCTCCGCTTTTTCAAAACAACACGTATTGCCAAAAGTGATACGGTGAAATCAGAGGAAATCCAGAACCGACGGGAATTTGGTACAGAAGACCAGTTAGAGACGGCAATGAAATATATTGCCAGAAAACAAAAGAAACTGATTTCTGAAATCGAATTGACATGGGAAAACATGCAACTTGGCGCTGTCCAGGGTGTTGTGCTTGATGCCGATGGCTCTGTTATTGTCGATTGGTACAAGGAATGGGAAATCGCACCACCAAAGCCGATTGATTTTAAACTCAATAATGAAACAACAAATGTTGCGGATCATGTTGATCAAGTCATTATGAAAATGATTGAAGCTTCAAAGGGAGCATTTTCTGATCGTTCACGCATTATTGGGCTTTGTGGAAATGAATTTTTCTCCAAATTGAAAAACCATAAAACAATTCGTGAGACTTATCTCAACACAGCTCTTGCACAAACTTTAAATAGTGCTGGAGGTGTTGCAACACCAAGTGCGATTGGCTCTGGGAGCTTTGGCAGTTTTGACTTTGCGGGCGTCACTTTCATTAATTACCGGAGCATTCACAACTATAATGTGAGTGCGAAGGCTGGAACAAAGCGCGCCATAGGCATTAAGCCTGATGAATGTCAATTCTTGCCTGCCAATGCACCGGGAGTGTTTCAAAAAACCTTTGCACCAGGAGAAAGTTTGGATTTTGCCAACACGGTTGGAAAACCTCTCTACACCATGTTGATCGTTGATAACGACCGTAATGCATGGGTAAAACCGGAGGTCTATAGCTATCCGCTTTATATTTGCACGCGTCCTGAAATGCTCTTTAAAGCGGTCAGTGGAGGAAAATAACATGCGATGGCATGGGTTGCTTCATAAAATGATTCAAGACGTGCGCAACACCTTTGGGCAACCCGTCATCTACACGCGAAAGGATAATCAACAATCGTTTCAAATTACAGCGATTTACACCATTAAACATTCGGAATCGGAGGCTGGTGGCAGAATCCCCACCACAATCGCAAAAAAGGAACTTGATCTTTGTATCAATGATATCGGGGGAATACCACCAAAACCTCAAGATAGCGTTGTTGTGATGGCGCCTGAAAACACTGAAGACGCCTCTCAAGAATACTTCATTGTCTCAGATGTCCAAGCTTCAGAATCCGGTATGTATAAACTTATTTTACGGGAGCAAAAACAATGAGGTATCTTTGTTTGGTGTGTTTAAAATCAATAAGGCTATCCAAGCGTTCGAATTACTGCTGTAAACCTTGGACTTGAAAAAGCAGTGAATTGGTAATTCAGTGGAACACCGGTACGGCGACTGATTTGGCATCCTTTGTATGTTATAGCTACTGATGCAATTCGTGTCCAAGTAGTCCTTTCATTCCTTTCGGGACTTTCAAATACAATAGCTTTATCTGTAACCAAAAGACGTCCCAAAAGTCTGGTCTTTTTACTAATATCAAAGGAAACGCGTTCTTGAACTCCCAACAGTTTTTCATTGCGTGCTAAACGATAATCATACTCACTTGCGTCAAGTTCTTGAAGCATTTTACATCCTTCCTCAAAATTAGAGGGAGGAATGTCTGGTTGCAACATCGCAACTTGTTCTTCAAAAAGCTTTACTTTTTTATTTTCAGAATGGACAGCGACCCCCAAAAGTAAAACAATAATAGTGGCTACTAATAACCATGGTGAAATACTTATTATTGCTACTACGCCCCCAATCAATAGAGCACAAAGGAGAAAAATCTTGATCCCCTTTTCCAATCGTTCGTTTTTAAATGCCGGAGATGTTTTATTAACGACTGAGAAATAAGAAGAAGGATGTGCAGGAGGGAGCGACATTGAAACCTGTTCTGGAACTTTCTCTTCAAAACGTTTTTTGCGTTTATCTTGCCAATAAGCGAAAATGGAAAATGCAAAAAACGCAAAGAAAATTAACCAAAACCATCCCCAAAAGCCTAATCCATCATTTTCATCTGATTTATTGTCTTGAATGGAGGTGATTTGTTTATCAATACTCTCAGCTGGTACCTGAGTCATGCTTTCATCTTGAGAGCTAACATCTATTGACGAAGTTGAGGAAGAAGAAACAATTTCATTATTGTGTGCAACTTGATCTGGTTTGTCTTTGTGTACAGAAGCACCTACTATTGCAGAGCTGATAAATAATAGAACTCCAATACCAAGAGTTTTTAGTCCGTTTTTCCGCCATTTCTTTATACATACTAAAACGAGTCCGACAATCATCATTGGCAATGATAACAAGCACACGATCATCGCAATTATATTAAGTGTATCAAGCATTATTTTCCCCTCCGCTATAAATAAAAAAGTGAAGCGGAAAATCTAAAGCGAGTCGACAAATGAAGTAAAGACGTACTTATATAATTGAGAAAAATGTAATATTACTGCTTGACAATGTGGCGACAATATGAATAATCGAATCAGGTGCCTAACAAACACCTTGAATCCACAAGCGGGTAGATTGCCGACACAATCTTTTCTCCGCGCATTAAAGGCTTTGACTCATTATATGCGTATAGCATATAAATGGCTTGTCGGGTGTAGCTATGCCATAAAATACCCTTAATGGGAAAAGCATAGCGACGGGCTTGTGGCCGTGTTTGTTAGCACCCGGCACTCTTTTCGAGTGTCATTAACAAACATCTAACCCACAAGGAGTTTACAATGACTCTCATTAAAATATCAGAACAAGCAATTGGACAAGAGATTGTTCAAACAGTCAATGCACGCGAATTGCATGCATTTTTAGAGATAAAAGCCCGCTTTAATGACTGGATTAAAAATCGCATTAAAGAATGTAAGTTTTTGGAAAACATAAACTTTATAACGCTTTCTAAAAATTTAGAAAACGGTGGAAAAGTAAAAGAATACCACATTACCTTAGACATGGCTAAACACCTTTCCATGATCGAACGTAATGATAAAGGACATGAAGCTCGTCAATATTTTAATTTTTTGTTTGACAACATGTCAACATTATGTCTATTGTCGAATCAGGTGCTTGAAAAACACCTTAAACACATAGCGGATAGATTGCCGAAACAGTCTTTTCACCGCCAATTAAAAGCTTTGACTCATTATATGCTACAGGCATATAATAATATCGTCGGGTGTGGTTATGCTATACAATACCCTTATGGGAAAGGCATAACGACGGGCTATGTGCCGTGTTTTTCAGCACCCGGCGCTCTTCATAGAGTGTCAATGAAAAACCTTTAAGCACATAGGAGCCAAATCATGGCACAATATTTAATCGACATATATCAAACCAGTATTGGTGGCGACACTGTTCAGACGGTAAATGCACGTGAATTACATACGTTTTTGGAAATAGGAAAAGATTTCTCTACTTGGATTACTGACCGTATCAACAAATATAATTTATTAGAAAATCAAGATTTTGTTTGCTCCCCGATTTTGGGGAGCAAAGGCAGAGGTGGTCACAATCGTAAAGATTATCATCTGACTTTAAGCGTAGCCAAAGAGCTCTCTATGCTTGAAAATAATAAGAAAGGTAGAGAAGCTCGTTTATACTTTATCGAATGTGAAAGACGGTTAAAACAAGTAGCAACACCACAGATAGCCCCTCCACAAGTTGATTACTCCAAACCCGAAGCATTACTTGGTGTCTTGAATCACCTACAAAGTCAAATCGAGCAAAAAGACCATGTTATTGCAGAATTAGCACCAAAAGCAGAGGCTTTGGAAGGGTTAAAACGTTCTGATGGTCTGTTTGGTTTAATTGAAGCGGCGAAGATGTTGGAGGTGCGACCAAAGGACTTAACCGATTACTTGCGCAAACATGACTGGGTCTATCGACGAGCTCCAGGGGCGCCTCTGTTACCTTATCAGGACAAGATCAAGAAAGGCTTTATGGATTGCCCTGCTATCACCATTCAAAGACCGGATGGTACAGAAAAGGTGCTCCCTTCAACGAAAATCACCTCCAGAGGATTGGCATGCTTAAGAGAGCAAATCTTTGGGGGTGTACAATGAAGATAGACACCAACTTCTTATGCGATTTGTGGATGGCATTATCTCAATTTTCTAAACATGAAAATATGAATGATAAAGATTGTACTGCTCTGGTTGATACTATGAGTGTAATAGAAAAAGCTTTGATTTTAAAACTTCAAGATGAGATGCCAAGTATACTTAAAATCTTAACAGTTCTAACAGATTTTGGCGATTCAGAGTTACCGCATAGCATGGATTCTTTGTTGCGCGCTTACGAACCAGATTTGGATAACCCTATTAAAAAGGTTGCTTAAGTTCAAAAAACAGAAATCCCCTCCCCGTTCTCCAAAATGGGGAGGTGGCTAAGAGGCTTCTTTAGGTAAAAATTCGAAATAAATGGGTTTAAAACCAGTTAAATCATAATCCGTGAGATCGGCAGTATCAACAAAGTTCTCTACTTCCTCATCCGTCTTGAAAACGGGTATTTGTTTTAATTGAGAGGTTTCCATAAAAATTAATCTTTTTTTGGTGCGTATAAGCCGCCTTTAAAAGCTTTAAAGTTTAGAAGAAATATATCTATTTAAACTTACACCATTTTCGGCGGCTTGAATTGCGAGTTTTCTATGAAGTTCTGGTGGAATTCTTAATTGAAACTTACCACTATATTTACCATGTGACAAAGGCACGGGAACCTCTTCTCCGTTGTGTTGCATATCCTCAACAACCTCTGAAACGAGATCCATAATGCCTTTTAAAGCTTTCTCTGCTTGAGCGTCTAACCATGAAAGGGATGGGAATTCTGCACATAATCCGACATATTCCTCATCTTCTTGCGACCACAAAACACGATATGTATAATGATTATTGTTCATGTTTCATCCTTTCTATCGCTTGTAAGACTTGCTTAACCTGATAGACTTTTGTCTTATTGCCAGAATCTTTTTGAATATTCACACGAGGATCACCAAGCCACGGTGTTTTAAAAACAAAGTGGCTTGTACGATTGTTCCTTGGTTCTCCAAAGAAATAGACACATACAGCCAACAAATCTGAGAACTTGATGTTTTTTGGTGATGCTTTCATCAAGCTGATTATTTTTGCAACTTTATTACTCATAATCAATAATAGTATCATTATTAATCCTAGTCAATCATTTTATACACTTAATTGAACAGGAGCCCCCCCATGCACCCCCGCGAGACGATAAGAGAAACATTTGTTGCGTTAATAAAGGCAGCAAAAACAGTGGCTGGTGACAATGTTTTCAATATGCGTGACTTCAATTTATTTATTGAAACAATGCCAGCTATTAATATCTCAACGCAAAGTGAAACCATTGAAGATGGACATGATTTTGGCTTAAGGCGGCGTGTTTTAACAGTAGATGTTGAATGCTATGCAACATGTGAAGATGGCGCACGTTTTGTTGACCAATTAGCATGGGAAGTTGAAGAGATTTTCTATGCCAATCCCAATCTTAACAACACCGTTGAGACATGCCGCTTACAAAATATTGCTTTTGCCTTTGGTGATAATGGTTCCCTAGCACTCCATGGTGCAATTTTAACCTTTGACGTGACGCACATAACCAATATCCCCTGCCCTGATGAAGGAAAGGCAACCGTAGGAGTTGTTGAACCCCTTGTCGGTTTTAAACCCGAAACAGGTATGGGAAACAAAGACAAATACCATAAAATTGAAGGTGACCATGTTAGAGCGACGCGATAAAGAGATCACCGATTTAAAGAGACGTGTAGCCAATATGGTTGTGGTAGGGAAAATTAGCCATGTTGACCATAAAAACGCACGCTATCGAGTAAAAACTGGAAATCTTGTCAGTGATTGGATTCCAGATACCCAAGCCCGTGCTGGTAAAACACGCTCTTATGAAGGGCGCGATGTTGGAGAACAAGTGGTTGTTGTTTCATCATCAGGCGATTTATCACAAGGGGTGATTGTTGGCTCTATTCATACCGATGCAAACCAAGCAGCCGATAAAGGCAATCTTCATAAGACACTTTATCCAGATGGAACCACCATTGAGTATGACGATGAACAAAACAGCTATGCCCTTCACCTCACATCAGGAGGAAAGTTTAGTCTCACGATTTCTGATGGCGTATCGATAAAAGGGGATGGTAAAAAGTTAGAACTGCAAGCCGCAGAGGGCATCAAAATTATTTCACAAGGTGACCTGAGTTTAAGTGCAGAAAAAAACATTGCCCTGAAAGCAGGTGGAAGTGTTTCACTCCATTCGGATGATGGCATTGCTCTTCATTCAAGTGAGGGTGTTTCCATCCATTCTAGTGATTTAAAGCATAATGGCACCAATATTGGAAACAGCCATGTTCATGGAGGTGTTTCCCCTGGTGGCTCCATGACAGGAGGTCCAAATTGAACAGTGGAATGGACCGCACAACAGGAAAGCCATTGGTTGGCATAGAGCATTTGCGGCAGTCGATTATTGATATCTTATCAACACGCATTGGCACACGGGTGATGCGACGTGATTATGGTTCACGCATTGCAGAACTCATTGATGCACCGGTTAACAGCAGCTTTTCTATTGCTCTTTATGCCGCCGTTGCTGAAGCTTTAGACAAGTGGGAACCACGTTTTAAGCTCAAAAAGATTGATTTTAAAATGCTTGGAACCGGACAAGTTTCTCTGTCTTTTGAGGGCATGTATTTGCCATCAGGAAAGCCCATCACCATGGAAGGATTATTGATACAATGAGTAGAGCGCTTGCAAAACCGGAAATTATTACAGAACTTTCTTTTGAGGAAATCCGCGCTGCTGTTCTGACCCATTTAAAAGAGCTTTTACCTGAATATACATTTTTGGAAAGTGATCCAGCCGTAAAAGTCATAGAGGCTTTTAGCTATCGAGAACTGCTTTTAAGACAGCGTATTAACGAGGCAGCACGCAATAATATTCTTGATTTTGCCACCGGTGAATCCCTTGATGCTTTGGGAAACTGGCATGGTATTGCCCGCATAGAGGGTGAGAGTGATGAGAGGTATCGTGAACGCGTACAGCTTCATGCCCGTGGGGGAAATGGAAGTGGAACAGAACCCTATTACAAGCTTATCGCCTTAACAGCCGATAGTCGAGTGAAAGATGCCATTATCTATCGTAAAGGCAAAGATCCAACCATCTATGTTGCTATTTTTGGCAACAATGAAGAAGGGACAGCCTCTGAAGATCTCTTACAAACAGTTTCACAAGCTCTTCACAGAAAAAATATCATCATGACCAATGATACCATTATTGTGCATGCTGCTGTCAAAAAAGTGCTGGACTTAGAAGCCGATGTTTGGCTGCTCCCAGAAGCATCTTTGAAAATTCTCACGACAATGGAGGCAAATTTACGCACGGCTTGGAAACAAGAACAAGCCATTGGTCGCGAATTAAGCCTCTCGTGGTGGGTTTCAAAACTGATGATTCCTGGTGTCCAGAAAGTGATTGCCATTGCACCAACAAAGGACAGTGTGGTTTGTGATGAAGAAATCTTATCGATTGGCAAAATCACCTTAAACTTTAAAGGGCGGGCGCGCTAATGGTTGGCTCGCTGCTCCCCTCACATGCAACAGAATTTGAGAAACGCCTTGCCGATGCTTGCGACTTTCATCAAGATGTTGATGGAGCTGTTTTGGGGATTTCACGTGCAAAACTGATCACACGCCCTCCCCGCTTTTTGCCATGGTTGATTGAAGAATATGGACTTGGTGAACTCACGCCTTATGTTCCAAACCTCTATGATCTGATTGACCAAGGGCTTGCATGGCAGCGCTTGCGTGGCTCTGTTGCAGCCATTGAATTGGGACTTAAATGGTTAGAGCTTTCTGCACGCTTTACACCCGCATGGTCAGGGCGTGCATGGTGGAATTCCTTTCAACTTGATTTTGATCAATTGCCTGAACAAAGCAGCCTTGAAGCCATTGAAGCCATTGTCGACCTTTCCAAAAGCTTTCGCTCTGATTTTCGCCGTAGCACCTATGGTTATGATGTGGAAGCCACAGAAGGCGATATGTCACACCTTGATGACAGCATGCTGGATTTTGAAAGTGGCGTGCGCTTAACAGCTCGTGACACACTGTTTTCCTTTGGACGCACAACACAAATCAAACACACGCTCACAAAAGAAGAAGGCAAACTCATTGGCAACTGGATTGATGATGTGGATGAGGAGTTAAGCTGGAACCAAATCGATTACCCTTGGGAGTTGGCAAATTTCCCCTGGTGTTCGGTCAAAAAACACGAACGCGATATACTCATAGCAAAGTGGTTCCAAAACCGTCCCCTTTATTTGGCTTTAAGAGATCTCGATAACACTCTGATTGGCTATCGAAGATGCTATGCTGTACAGCCTGTCGAACAAGCGGTCGAGGGTGTTTACAGCCATTGCGGCAACAGATTTAATCCTTCTCCAACAGGGACAATGTTGTTTCTTGCAGCCCGCACAGATTTTGAGGATGTTGAGAACAAACAAGCTGCCTCTGTTTCCCTCCTCGTTCATGGCTCTCTCGTAGAACAAACACCCCTTGGTAAACTTTGGTTAGGGGCTGATGAACTACGTGGCGGTGTAGAAATTCTCAAAACACCCATCAACATTCCTTTGCGTGCTGATGTTCGCGAACAATTCAAGATTTTATTGAGGTTTTAACATGAAACATGAAAGCGGACTACCCTTTGCAATTGATAGATCGGTAGGCAAAGATGAACAACAAAGCGTGGTGTTTTATGGCAGGCGCTCTTTTCTTCAAGGTGGTGAACTCAATGAAATGCAAACCATCATAAGGGGGCGTCATGACCGTTTGGGGCGCCTTGTGGCACAAGAAGGAGACCGCGTTGAACGAGCAGATGCCTTTGTCAATAAAGACACAAAAACCGTTACCTTAACGGAGGGCAAGATTTATATCGCAGGCGATATCTTTCCCGTCTCAAATGCTGTCTTGGAGAATATTTCCATGATGGGGCGCGTGGAAATCGGTGTAAAGTTGCAAAAGAAATGGGTGACATATGAGGATGATCCAGAACTGTTAGGACAAGTTCCAGGCTCCTTGGCAGAAGGAGAGCCCGGGGCGGCACGCGAGGTCGCAAAACTTGTCTGGGCTCTCAAAGATGATGACCAGAAAGGGACTTTTTTTCCGGTCTATATTTTGCAAGATGGTGTTTTGATTGATCAAAAATCCCCCTCATTACTTGAACCCGCTATGCAAGCCATTGCAACGTATGATCGCGCCCATGGACACTATATCGTGGGGGGATGCCGTGTCACAGCTTTGGGGCAAGAGGGACAAAAGCAAGTGTTCAGTATTCAAGAGGGAGAAGCCAATATCAATGGTTTCAAACGCAAGCGTTTGGCTGCTTTGCGCTATGAAGAACTCGAGGATTTTTCGACAAGTGCCGTTCCTAGTGAAACCCATATTTTTGCACCTCCAAAGGGCAAGACAAGCTTTACCTTTAAAACCTATTACGCTCCCATTGCTGCTGTTCATTCCCTTTTGTTGACGAAAGAAAAAACCGTGACAATAACCCGCGGTGCAGTTGCCTCCGGGCGTGATGGGGTGGCGGACAAAAGCATCACCGCTTTTATCAAAATTGTTCAAGGAACCAGGGAATTTAAAGAAGGCAAGGATTTCAAAAAAACCGGAGACACCATTGATTGGGCGCCCATGGGCGATGAACCACTCCCCGGCAGTAGTTATAAAGTGACCTATCGATACCGCGCGAGCATAAAAGCGGATAAAGTAACAGCGCAGGAAATCACCGTCTCAGGAGGGGCTGAGGGAGGTGATATCATTGTAAGCTACACTTATAAACTCCCCCGCATTGACCGTATTGGTCTCAACACAGGAGGCAATGTTGTCTATATCAAAGGCGTCTCGGCAGACCAACCCATGGCACCCAGTGTCCCGGATGATGTGCTCTCCCTTGCTACCATTACCAACAATTGGCTTAGCACCCCCCAAGTGGCTAATGATGGCACGCGTGTTGCGCCTTATGATGAGATGTGGCGTTATTTTCAACGGGTGCTCTCTCTTGACCGCCTCATGCAATTAGAGCGCATTAAAAGCAATGTTGACTCTAAAGAGCCCGTTGCCAAAAAAGGCATGTTTGCAGACCCTTTTCTCGATGACAGTTACAGAGACGAAGGTTTTGAACAAACAGGAGCTATTGGTCATGGCATTTTACAGCTTGCTATTGATCCAACCTTTTACACCGCTCACCTGACCGCACCCATCACCCTTGACTGGACAAATGAAGTGATCATTGCACAAGAATTGACAACGGCTTGCGAAAAGATCAACCCCTATCAAAATTTTGCGCCTTTGCCCGGGACTGTTACCTTGAACCCCGCAACAGATTTTTGGCATGAACAGCGCACCGATTGGCTTTCAAGTGTCACCAATCAACTCAATATGGGATGGAATCGCGGGAGAACTATCCGTAACACGGAAGTACGTGATGACCTCATCAATGAGACTCGAGAGCAAATCGATTTTTTAAGACAAATTAAATTGAATTTTAAGATTGAAGGTTTTGGTCGTGGAGAAATCTTGGACAGTCTTACCTTTGATGGCGTGAATGTCTTGCCAACAAGCCGCCTTGTTGCCGATAGCAAAGGCACCCTTGAAGGGAGTTTCAAGATTCCTCCAAACATTACGGCTGGTACAAAGAATGTTATAGCACGAGGGAAAGGTGGAACAACAGCAACGGGGCTTTTTACCGGTCAAGGGGTGATTGATGTAAAGGTGATGCGACGTACCACCACAGTGAAAATATGGACACAAGTAGACCCGCAAGCCCAAGTCTTTACTCCCGATGAAACACGACAAATCACAGGGATTGATTTCCATCTTTGTAAAATAGGCAATCAAAACCATGATCTGGTGATTGATTTGGTCACTACCGAAAACGGTTATCCAACCGCTGATATTCAAGCACAAACCTCCTATTCAATGAAGGGTGCAAAGGAAGGGTGGACTGGCGCACGCTATGATGTACCCTTAACCGTCCCTGATGATCGTCTGACCGCCTTTGTCATTAAAACCGATGATGCGGATCATTCCGTATCACTGGCTAAACTTGGGGATTTTGATAAAGACAGCCAAAGATATGTCTCAAGCCACCCCTATGTGACGGGTCCGCGTTTTTCTTCTGTCAATGCGCAGAGCTGGAGCGCCCATCAAGATGAAGCATTAGCCTTTCGGGTGTTGGCTGCACGCTACAGGCAAACAGAAAAGATGGTTGATTTAGGCACCTTTGATCTTGTGGATTGTTCTGATTTGCAAGTGCGTGCAGCTGTCGAATTGCCTTCAAGCGATTGCTCTGTCATCTTTGAAATTGAACGCAACAACGGCACGATTTACCAACTGCTACCCTTTCAATTGCTAAGCCTTAGCGAATATATCAGTGAAAAGGTCAAGCTTCGCGCCATTCTTAAAGGCACAGAGAAGCTTTCACCGGTGTTATTTGCCCCGGTTCAGTTGATTGCAGGAAAGATTCATAAAACAGCAACTTATATCACGCGGGCTTTTGCCTTTGGGGAAAAGGCAAGATTGACCAGCTATATCAAAACCTTCTTGCCGGGCGGTTCCTCTTTCACCCTCGAGATGCAACTGGATGATGGTACCTTTGTCCCTTTAAAACTCGACGAAACAGAACAACTTGCTGAACCACTTTGGACAGAACGCAAATTTATCAGTGGTGACAAAACAGCACGACAAGCACGCCTTAAAATCACGCTTACCGGTGGACCTGCTGCACGCTCCATGGTGCGTGATTTTGGCGCCGGCATATTATGAGGGGAAAATGAGAGATGACAAAAACCAAAAAACTCGACATGGAATTGCCTAAAGAGGGGCGTTTTATCAGTTCTGAATTCCCTATTTTGCGTGAAAACTTGACCAAGATTGATCAGGCAATAGCGCAAGTTGAGAAAAAAATAGACGAAAAGGCACCTTTACAACACACGCATACCATAAGCGAAATCACAGATCTAGAAAGCGCTCTCAATGGTAAAATGGCAGCGGATAAAACCTTCACTTTTGCTGATTTAAGCGATATCGAGGGAGCAAAAGATGCTGCTAACAATTATGTGCTCTACAAATCAAGCAACAATAACTTTACCTTTGGCAGTGCTGTCTCCCTGTTAGGTGCGCACCAACATAAAACCGAAGATATCGTGGGGCTTGATGATTTTAGAGCCAAAATCAATCAAGATCTGACAAGCTATGGGCGCCTAGCAAATCCAAATGAATGGCGGAATTACAATAAATTTACCAGCAAAGTCACGATGAGTGGTGGCTTAGAGCTATTAGGAAATTCTCCGTTTAGCCTCACCCATAATAATGAAGTGGTCACCAACCTAAGCACAAAGGGAAGCTTGCTTAAAGGACCTTTAAAAGTCGATGGTGATCTTGTTTATACCAAGGCGCAAGTGGATGCTTTATTAGATTCTTTAATCAAAAAACGTAAAGAAGAATACGTTGAAATTACCATGCTGCAGAGTGGCAATATTCCCTGGCCTGACGGTGTCTCAGATGATACGGAAATTGAAATTACGGCTTGGGGAGCTGGCGGTAGCGGTGGTCAACGTGGAGGTGGTGGTGGCGGTGAATGTGTTACTCTAAAAATTCAAAAACGCCAATTGCAGAATAATGACGTGATAACGATAGGAAAAGGCGGATATGGAAATGGTGGGAATGGTGGCAATACATTAGTGGGGTCTGTTCTTACAGCTCGCGGGGGCAAGGGAAATAACGGTTATATTGGTGGGAATAGTGGCGGTGGTGTTTCAGGTGGTAGTGGCTCTATGTCCAACAACGAGAGTGGTTTTTCAGGAAAAAGCCATGCATGGCATGGAGGAGGAGGCGGTGGCGGTGGTACCAATAATGGTCGTGGTGGCAATGGGGGGGATAGTAGCTATGGTGGTGCAGGTGGAGGTGGTAGTGGAGGTGATGGTCGTGTACCTAATAATGGAGGGAATGGTGGAAAAAGCCAGTATGGTGGCAATGGAGGAAACGGCGCTGAATTAGGCAAAGGCGGTGGCGGTGGCGGCGGGTATCGAGATGGCGAGGATGGAACAGCAAGTGGTGCTGGACGGGGTGGAGATGGTGCAGTTAAATTAAAGGTTTTTGTATAAGTTTTTAAAGGCTTTATATGATTTTCAAAGCCTTTTTATTGATCTTTCAAAGCCCTTTTAAAGGTTTTTTTTGACTGACAGTGTCAGACTTATGAAAGGGAGCTCTTGTTGTTATGTTTTCTCCATTGATTTGGAGAGCAAAATGGCAATAGAATTTAAACTTCGTATTCACTTTATTAAGGATGGTAAGAGATCTGAGTTTTTAGCAATATTTGATCAGACAGTTATTGGTGTGGTTGTAAAATCCTTGATGTTGACGTGCAAGTTTATTCCCTCCATGAGTTTGTGCTTCTCTTTACGCATGAGTTGGAGAAACAGGATAGTGTTCGGCTTCATAAGCTTCAATTAATAATACAAGAGCCTCCATTTGATCAAATTCGGGAGTCCCCTCTTGAGGTTGATTATCAAACATTGCAGACACAATTTCTAAGGCTTCTTGATAATCTTGTTCAGTGCGAATAGGCTTGATGTTCATTTTTTAAATTTCTTTAAATGATATAATATCAATGGCATATTGTTTAAATTGTAACGGTTTTAAAATTAATTGCAAAGAAGACTATCCATGACCACACGTAATCCTAATCGTTGTCCTTCTCATCCAGGAGAAATTTTAGCTGAATCCTTAGAACATTTAAATGCAAGCAAAACCGAAATTGCTAGGATTCTTCAAATATCACGCCAGCACTTGCACGGTATCCTTAAAGGAGAACGTCCAGTCACAGCCGTAACAGCAGCTCGCATTGGTAAATTGTTAGGAAATGGACCAGCCCTTTGGCTACAGCTTCAAGCCAATTATGATACATGGCATGCCTTGAGGGACATTGATGTCTCTTCTATTCCAACACTAACAGCTAATGAAGTAGATACGCAAATGGAACATAGCCATTCGTAACCTTCTCCCCACCTTTAAAGACGAGGAGATAAAGCATGTTTCACCTTAAGCAGCTTTTACAATAGTTTTTTCTAAAACTTGCTTGGCTTCTTCAACAAGCGTTTTATAATGTTTACTCTCTTCTACTAACGTAAAGGCTTTAACAAGATGCATATGGAGAGGTCCATAAATGTAGACAGCTTTTTCAGTCGCTCCCATTTCATTCCAGTTGCTAGGAAAATCAAACCGTGTATCGCGGTCATTATCAATCAATTGATTTCTTAAATCATAAAAAGCTTTAACGAGAGCTTTTTTAAATGCGCGCACCGTGTCATTATTGCGCATATAAGTCATGAGTAAGGTTGCTTGTGGTTCATTGAGAATAGCAACTTCTCTCTTTTGACCGCCTTTACCGTCTCTTTTACTCACTTGGATTTCAAATCCAAGTGAACCAAACTCTTCAAAATCCTTACGATTATTGCGTACTAACTGTATAACTGTTTTATGCGTATTCCCCACACCCTCGGCAATTTTTAAAGAAGTTGTAACAGCAATACCAGCACTATCGATTGTTACTAAATTGTTCATGATGAACTCCTAATGGTTTTAATGTCTCTATTGACACCCCCAAGGGTGCCGGGCGTTAGAAACACGGCCATTAGTCCGTCGCTATGCCTTCCCCTCGTGAGAAGGTATTGTATAGTATAGCTACACCCGACAAAATCGTTATATGCCAATAATAGCATAAAAGACAATCAGTATTTTAAATGCATGGGAGAGATCTTACGTGACCTATCCGCTAATGGTTTAGTGTTTCTAGCACTTGTGATTCAGGTAACATGAGGGTTTATTAGTGTCAATATACTTTTAAAAAATTATTTCACATATTGTTGTTTTCAAAGGATCGCATTTGAAATGCTACCCTTTACTATTCACTCGCATTTGAAATGCGAGTGAACCAAAATCCTGATGATTTGCTGTTTTAAAGGGTGCGATTTCAAATCCAACCCTCATTTTTCCCCATTCATTTCTAGCCAATATTTCAAAGGAGTATAAAATGGCAACAGGTTTTTTACACGGTGTTGAAGTCGTTGAGGTTGACGACGGCACCCGCCCCCTTCGTGCAGTTCAGTCTGGCGTTATCGGAATTGTTGGCACAGCACCCGATGCCGATGAACAAGCCTTTCCTCTTAACACACCGGTTTTGGTAGCAGGCTCTCTTTCACAAGCCGCAAAACTGGATAGAACAGGAAAACGACGCGGTACATTACCCAATGCCCTTGATCTCATTTTCAAGCAAGTGGGCGCAATTGTCGTTGTCGTACGCGTGCAAGAAGGTGACAACGAAAATACAACACTCACCAATATTCTAGGTGGTGTGAACGCAAATGGCGCTTATGAAGGTGTTCATGCTTTCATTGGAGCACAATCCATTGTAGGACAAACACCACGCATTCTGATTGCTCCAGGATTTACGAATAAGCGTACTACAACTGATTTATCAATAGAAGGACTTGATTATCAAGACGAACCACTTGTGACAGTTGAAAGTTATGGGATAGCAGCAGAATTGATTGGCATTGCCGAGCGTTTGCGCGCCATTGTGGTGCTTGATGCACCCAACACAACAGATGAAGCAGCTCTTAGCACAGCAAAGGATTTTGATTCAAAGCGCGCCATTCTCATTGACCCGTTTGTAAAGGTGAATCGTGATGGCAAAATCATAGAAGAACCAGCAAGTGCAGCGGTTGCTGGTGTCATTGCCAAAACGGATTTTACCCATGGCTTTTGGCATTCCCCTTCCAATAAAGTGATCAATGGCATTGTGGGAACTGCGCGCCCCATTGATTTTTCCATTGGGGACAGATCAAGCCGTGCCAACCTTCTCAATGAACAAAACATCACAACCATTATTCGCGAAAATGGCTATCGTCTCTGGGGAAATCGCACGCTCTCAAGCGATACAAAATTTGCTTTTTTATCCGTGGTGCGCACCGCAGATATGATCAATGATGCTATTTTGCGCGGACACCTATGGGCTGTCGACCGCAATATCAAAAAAACGTACATGCATGATGTCAGTGAAAGCGTTAATGCCTATTTGCGTGATTTGAAAGCACAAGGCGCTATTCTTGGTGGGCGTTGTACACCTGATCTAGAGCTTAATACAGCAAGCGCCATTGAAAGCGGCAGAGTCTATTTCAATGTGGAATTTACCCCGACAACACCCGCAGAACACATCACGTTCCGTTCACAAATCATCAATGATTACCTAGAGGAGATCTTTTAATGACAGTACCTGTTTTACCAAGAGTTTTGAAATATTTTAACATTTTTGTCGATGGCATTCCCTATCAAGCAAAATGTGAAAGTGTCACCCTACCGAATTTGAGTTTGGTCGTTGAAAATTATCGCGGCGGCGGCATGGATAGCTCTATTGAAGTTGATCTTGGTCTTGAAACTCTCACGCTTAGCATGACCATTTCTGATTGCTCTCCAGAATTAATGGCACTGTTGGGACGCACGGATGTCAACATCTCATTGCGCAGTTCAATGCAAGCGCAAGGCACACCCGCAGAAGGTGTTGTCATGACCATGAGAGGACTTTGCAAAGGCTTTGAAATGGCAGAATGGCAACCGGGAGGCAAAGCAACTTCTACAGCAACATTCACATTGCAATATTTCAAATATGTCCAAAAGGACGTTGAAATTGTTGAGATAGACGTCCTCAATCTCATCAGAAAATTCAATGGCGTCAATCAACTCGCAGGCCACAGAGAAAACATAGGATTATAAAATGACTATACAACAAAGTGTTACCCATCAATTGCTTATCCCTATTACCTTTGAAGGAAAAGAGCACACCACAATTACCTTACAGCGCCCCAAAACAAAAGATTTGCAAGCCATTGATAAAAAAGAAGGCGTAGAGCAAACAATCGCTATGATCGCACGCCTTTCTGGATGGCCGCATGAGGCTATCAGTGAACTCGACATCAATGATTTGTCAAGCATTGGAGAGATCTTGGAGTCTTTTATCAAACGGCGGGATACCTCGACTGGGAAACCGCCGCAAAACTGATAGCCGATATTGCCATTGTGTTCCATTGGTCCCTTTCAGAGATGATGGAAATGGAACCACAAGAACTCATATTCTGGCGAAAACAAGCAGCAGAAAGGTATAAGACAAAATGAGTGAAAAAGTTGCTGATGCAAAGGTGAAATTGTCTCTTGAAGACGAACTCACCGCACCTCTTAAACGTGTACAAAAGCAATTTGATACATTGTCAAAAAAATTATCCCATAGTTTGGGTATTCCGCGCTTTTCTGCTGCTGTACAAAACATGACAAAAAGTCTTCATGGTGTTCAAGGTGCTCTTAGCACAGCGGCAAGTCGTGCTTCGGTCTTTACCGGTGTCTTAGGGCTTGCTGGAGGTGGTCTTGTGGCAAGTGTAACTGCCCTCACCATGAAAACCATGCATCTGGGCGATAGTCTTCACCATGCCTCACACCATTTAGGTATGAGTGTTGCATCACTTCAATTATGGGGTGATGCCGCCGATAATTCAGGATATTCTGCCGAACTCTTTCAACAATCCTTGGCAACTTTAAATAGGCGTTCAGCCCAAGCATATGCCGGACAAAAAAGAGGCATGATGGGCTTTGACGCGCTTGGCATTTCTGTCAAAAACGCTTCTGGAAAACTCAAATCAAACTCCGTTTTGTTGGAAGAAATTACCGACAAGATGAGTAAGATGAAAAATCAAGCACAAAGACAGCATATTGCTGCTCTGCTGTTTGGGGGTGATGGTAAAGAGATGGCATCCATGCTCTCACAAGGCATGGCGCCCATCAAAGAGCTGTTTGCAAAAGCGAGAAAAGGAAAATGGCTGATAGGTGCCGATGTTGCACGCTATGCCGCAGATTTGAGTGACAAGCTTGGTGCCTTTAAGAAAAAAATAGGGGGTATCGCGAGCTTTATTGGTGCACGTTTCATGCCCGTGATCAATGATATGGTTGACGGTTTTTCAAAGTTGATTGATGAAAACCGTGACCTTATTCAAACAACCGTTGCGCGCTGGGCGAAAACCTTAAGAAAAGTCTTACAAGATTTGCTTAATCCTACCTCTGATTTAAGAAAGGGCATCAGTGATCTCACAGAGAGGATTAAAGGCTGGTTTCGATGGCTAGAACCTCTGATTGGTGAAATAACTCTTTTCAAGGTGGGGCTTGTAGCTCTTGGTTCCTTCATTTTTGGTCCACTCATTGCCGCATTAGCAGCCGTGGGAGCTGCTTTTGTTAGCCTTGGTATCACAATCATGACGACGCCTATTGGCTGGATCATTGGTGGTATTACAGCTCTTGTTGCTGCCGGATATTTGCTCTACAAAAATTGGGACAAAATCAATGGCTGGCTGCTTACATCACTAGCCATAGTAAGCGCAGTTTTTATCAGGCTTGCTTTTGCTCTTTCAGGACCAGTGCTTGCGGCCTTCACTTCCGTTGGTTCTAAAATTACCGGTCTGGCTGTAAACCTTGGAAAATCCCTGCTCTCAAAAATAGTCGCAGCAGATAAAGCTTTTATTAGATTTTCTGCTACTCTGGGAAGATCACTGCTTTCAGCATTAGCCTCAGCTGCTTCCGCAGTTGCCAGTCTTGCTTTAACTCTTGTAGGTACACTGATTTCGGCAATAACTGCCGTTGGTTCTGCTTTTATATCGCTTGGTGTTGCTATCATGACCACACCTATTGGCTGGATACTTGGCGGTATTGCAGCTCTTGTTGCTGCCGGATATCTGCTCTACAAAAATTGGGACACAGTCATAAGCTTTATAAGCAAGTTATGGGATTCTTTTGCAAGCTTATGTAGTAATGCTTTCAATAACCTCTTTGCGCTCTTTAAAAACTTTTCACCACTCTCTTGGATTTCGAAAAAAATCAATGAACTCATTGAATGGCTGTTCGGTGTCGATTTAATGGCCGCAGGAACCAATCTGATTAACGGACTTTGGGAAGGTATCAAAAGCAAATGGAACGCTCTGTCTGACTGGCTTAGCGGCATGATGCGTAAATTAACCAGTTGGATGCCAAATTGGATGAAAGAAAAGTTAGGGTTTAATGTTTCAATCAACAAAACTTCAACGGAGACCATTAAAACCTTTACCGAAGAAACCAATACACGAGCAAAAAAAATGCTCGATACAGCCGTGGTTACAAATACCCCCCCTGAAAAACGCAAGAGTGGTTTTAATACAGGCATAGTCGAAGCAGGACAAATGCAGGCTACAAATACAAAAGTGGGCGCCTTCAAAGCTCCCAAGCCCATTACGGTTCATAAGCCAGTAGAAATCGATGCCCGCGTGATGATTTCAAATTTAAATATTTCCGTCCCCAATGGTTTAAAGGACGAAATCCGCGCCGCTGTCAATCAAGCCCTTGAACGCTATGCCAAACAGCAACGCTTGGCTATCGCCTCTAGCCTTTCGGATTAAACATCATGATGTTAGCTTTGGGTGGTTTTATTTTTTCCATTGAAACGGCCGCTTATCAAACCCTTGACATGTCTTATGGCATTCCATGGGTGGAGCAAGGGCGATTGGGGCGCAAAGCAGCACTTCAATTGCCTGCCGTTGCAAATGCGGAATTTTCTTTAACCGGTGTGATCTATCCAGATTTTAAAGGCGGTCACGGACAAATCGAGTATTTGCGACAAATGGCACATAATGGTCCTCATATCCTTGTGACGGGTCAGGGGAAAATTTTAGGAAAGTTTGTCATTCTTTCTGTAGAGGAAAAACAAAGCATTTTTCACCAAAATGGGACCCCCAAAAAACAAGAATTTACAATAAAGTTGAGAGAATATGGTGAAGAGCTATGAGTGATCTTTACGTGACAAAAGAAGGCGATATGGTTGATGCCATTTGCTGGAGATACTATGCCAAGGGTCAACAAGCCCTTGCTGTTGAACGCGTTTATGCAGCAAACTTTGGTCTTGCAGACTATGGACCCATCTTAAAAGCAGGCATCACAATCGTTTTGCCAATCCTTCCCTATCCTAAAGCCACACCGGTCATTAGAATTTGGGGCAGTCAATCATGAAACCTTTTTGCACAGTGATGGCAAATGGAGAGGACATCACAAGAACGCTGATGGACTATGTTTTGTCGATTGAAATTACGGATGAAGCAGAAGACAAAAGTGACCGCATCACCATAGAGCTTGATGACCGTGCCCGTGAGTGCGACAATGGCTTTCTTGATATCCCTCTCATCGGAACAATCATTTCTGTCACACTTGGCTATGAAGGCGGTAAAAACCGCGATATGGGAGCCTATCTGATTGATGAAATCTCTGTAAGCAGCCCCCCACAAAGTTTAAGCGTGACAGGACGCGCCGCCTCTATGAACACGTCTTATAGAACACCCAAAAGCCAATCCTATCACCAACAAACCCTTGGCAATATTATTCAAGAGATAGCAGAGCGCAATGGCTATACACCAAAAGTTGATCCTGCTCTTGCAAAAATTGTTGTGCGTCACATTGATCAAACTTCTGAGAGCGATATGGCTTTTGCCACACGCCTTGCAGAAGACTATGATGCGGTAGCAAAACCCGTTGATGGCAAACTTGTTTTAGCTAAACGGGGCGAAGGCAAAGCCATCACTGGTGAAACACTCCCCGTTGTTGTTATCCATGAGAAACTCTGCAGCTCTTGGGATTTTAAATACAGCGCACGGGATGAAGCAGGAGCAGCCAATGGCTTAGCAACAGAGGCAGGAGATGATCAAAAAGCCGCCGCTGATGCACGAGAACCAGAAGAAGTTGAAGAAGGCGAAGATGTTATCCATATGGACGAAAGTGACGCCCCCAATTTGCCTAAAGCAGAAACGGAAGCCAAAACACCTGAAAATCAAGAGCAAGATGAAGAGAAAAAAGGCGGTGTACTTGCAAGCTATCATGATATCCGTACTGGTGAAAAAAAGGAAGTCAAGGTTGGCAAAGCACCGTTTCATGAACTCAAATACACCTACCACAATCAATCAGAAGCTGTTGCAGCCATTGCGGCTTATCGCAATAAATCATCGCGTGGGAAATCTTCTTTCTCATGTGATATCGGAGGTGATCCCTTTGTGCAAGCAGAAGCCAAGCTTGTTCAAGAGCCCCCTTTCCGCCCCTATATTCCAGCAGAATGGCGCATAAAAAGCGTTAAACACAAGCTTGATAAAACAGGTGGTTATACCACAAAAATAGATTGCGAGCTTTTTGATGAAACCCAAGAAGATGCGGCTGGAAACGTTGCAAACACCACACCAGATAAAGATGATACCCTTGATCCAAACGCCCCCCCTAACGCATGTGATGAAGGCGAAGGCGTAATCCATATGGATGAGGAAGATAGATAAATCAAATTAGCAAAAATGTAAAAAATCTCGAAAGCCGCTTGACAATGTAGCGACAATATGAATAATCGAATCAGGTGCCTCAAAAACACCTTGACGATAAGCGGGTGGATTGCCGAAACAGTCTTTTTTCCGCAGATTAAAAGCTTTGACTCATTATATGCGTATAGCATATAAATGGCTTGTCGGGTGTGGTTATGCTATACAATACCCCTTGGGGGAAAGCATAACGACGGACTTATCGCCGTGTTTTTGAGCACCCGGCACTCTTTTATCGAGTGTCAATCAAAAACATTTAACGATAAGGAGTTCTCATGAACACTCTTATTCCGATATCGGAACAAACTGTTGGACAGGAAACTGTTCAAACTGTTAACGCACGTGATTTGCATGTATTTTTGGGAATTACATCAAAGTTTGCAGACTGGATTAAAAATCGCATTAAAGAATGTAATTTTCGAGAAAATATAGACTTTATAGGTTTTTCTAAAAATTTAGAAAAAGGTGGGCGTCCAAGCATAGAATACCACATTACCTTAGACATGGCTAAACACCTTTCTATGATAGAGAGGAATGAGAAAGGACATGAAGCTCGTCAATATTTTAATTTTTTATTTGACAACATGTCAATATTATGTCTATTGTCGAATCAGGTGCCTAAGAAACACCTTAAATGCATAGCGGATGGATTGCCGAAACAGTTTATTTTCCGCACATTAAAGGCTTTGACTCATTATATGCGTGTGGCATATAGTGGTTTTGTCGGGTGTAGTTACGCTATACAATACCCTTATGGGAAAAGCGTGACGACGGACTATGCACCGTGTTTCTTAGCACCCGGCACTCTTTTTGAGTGTCATTAAGAAACGTCTAACTGCATAGGAGTTCACATGAACACTCTTATAGAAATATCAGAACAGGTTATTGATCAAGAAACTGTTCAAACGGTCAATGCGCGTGATTTGCATGCATTTTTGGAAATAAAGTCTGAATTTAGAAATTGGATTAAAAACCGCATTAAAGAATGTAAATTTCAGGAAAATATAAACTTTGTAACTGCGGTAAATTTTTACCGGGGTGGAAAAGTGAAAGAATACCACATTACATTAGACATGGCTAAACACCTTTCTATGATAGAGAGGAATGAGAAAGGACATGAAGCACGTCAATATTTTATCAAATGTGAACGGCTTTTGAAACAAGTAGCAACACCACAAGTTGACTACTCCAAACCTGAAGCATTACTTGGTGTCTTGAATCATTTGCAAAGCCAAATCGAGCAAAAGGATAACACCATTGCCGAATTGACTCCAAAAGCAGAGGCTTTGGAAGGTTTAAAACGTTCGGATGGGCTGTTCGGTCTTATTGAAGCAGCGAAGATGCTTGAAGTACGACCAAAGGATTTAACGGATTATTTTTATAAAAATATTACATTGCAACTTGACAATGTGGCAACAATATGAATAATCGAATCAGGTGCCTAACGAACACCTTAAACCAATAGCGGATAGATTGCCGATACAATCTTTTCTCCGCACATTAAAGACTTTGACTCATTGTATGCTACGTGCATATAATAATGTTGTCGGGTGTGGTTACACTATACAATACCCTAACGGGGAAAGTGTGACGACGGACTATTGGCCGTGTTTGTTAGCACCCGGCACTCTATTTAGAGCGTCATTAACAAACATCTAACCAATAGGAGTTCATGATGAACACTCTTATAGAAATATCAGAACAAGTCATTGATCAAGAGACTGTTCAAACGGTCAATGCGCGTGATTTGCATGCATTTTTAGAGATAAAAGCCCGCTTTAATGACTGGATTAAAAATCGCATTAAAGAATGTAAGTTTCAGGAAAATATAAACTTTATAACGCTTACTAAAAATTTAGTAAACGGTGGAAAGGTAAAAGAATACCACATTACATTAGACATGGCTAAACACCTTTCTATGATAGAGAGGAATGATAAAGGACATGAAGCTCGTCAATATTTTATCAAATGTGAACGGCTTTTGAAACAAGTAGCAACACCACAAGTTGACTACTCCAAACCTGAAGCATTACTTGGTGTCTTGAATCATTTGCAAAGTCAAATCGAGCAGAAAGATCATGTTATTGCTGAATTAGCGCCAAAAGCAGAAGCTTTGGAAGGCTTAAAACGTTCGGATGGGCTGTTCGGTCTTATCGAAGCAGCGAAGATGCTTGAAGTACGTCCAAAAGATTTAACCGATTACTTACGTAAACACGATTGGGTCTATCGACGTGCTCCGAGTGGCCCACTGTTACCTTATCAAGATAAGATAAAGAAAGGTTTTATGGACTGTCCTGCTATCACCATTCAAAGACCGGATGGTACAGAAAAGGTGCTCCCTTCAACAAAAATTACACCAAAAGGATTAGCTTGTTTGAGAGAACAAATCCATGGAGGTGTGCAATGAAGATAGACACCAACTTCTTATGCGATTTGTGGATGGCATTGTTTCAGTTTTCTAATGATGAAAATATCAACGAAAAAGAGTGTACAGCTCTGGTTGACATCATGAGTCTGGTAGAAAAGGTTTTAGTTTTAAAACTCCAAGATGATGTACCGAATATTGTTAAGATTTTAGCAGTTCTAACAGATTTTGGCGATTCAGAGTTACCACATAGCATGGATTCTTTGTTGCGCGCTTATGAACCAGATTTGGATAACCCTATTAAAAAGGTTGCTTAAGTAAATATATACTCCCTCCTCGTTCTCAAAAATGGGGAGGGGATTAAGAGGCTTCTTCTAAAGCTTTTTGCTCCTTACAATTCTTTTGAATAGGTGTTAAACTCATTTGTAAATCTAATGCACTTAACACACTAAGAAAAGTAGAAAGCCGTGGATCACCTTTATCGCTTAAAGAACGATAAAGAGACTCTCTTGATAGTCCAGTATTTTGAGCGATTTTACTCATTCCTTGGTTTTTTGCTATTATACCAAGAGCATGAGCAAGATACTTACTATCTTTGCTTTCAAGAGCATCTTCTAAAAGAATCCTTTGTGTCTCAGGTGTCTTGAAATATTCACTTGTGTCAAATTTAGTAATTTCCATGTTTCATTTCCTTTACTAATTGAAGAGCTTTTTCGATATCCTTTTGTTGTGTAGATTTATCACCAGCATTTAATAACAAAATGATTTGTTTACCTTGTTTTACAAAATAGATTCTATAGCCAGGACCATGATGTATTTTTAATTCTCCAATTCCACGGAAAAATTTTACATTTCCAAGAAATCCCGTTTCTATTCTTGCTATGCGTTTAACAATATGTGCTTGCGCAATCTCATCTTTTAAAGAATCTAACCATTTTATAAAATGCTCTGTTTTGTATATTGTAAACATCTGTAACTTATAAGATACAATTTCTATAATGTCAAATACATTCTTTTGTTCCAATGAAAAAGCTACATAGGTTTTAACAAGCCAACCTTCCGAATGGGAAAGAGGTCAATTTTTAAATCCAGCTCTGCTTTTTGCAGGGCTTTTTTTATGGAGAAGCATATGAGAACAATATCACAAGAAGGACTAGCACTGATTAAACAATGGGAAGGTTTGCGTTTGAATGCCTATAAAGATGCCATTGGGGTATGGACAATCGGTTATGGACATACAAACAATGCCGGAAAACCTTTTGTTTACAAAGGCATGGCAATCACTGAAAAACAAGCTGAAGAACTTCTTTGCCAAGATTTAAGACAATTTGAAAATACCGTTGAACAAGCGGTTCAAGTTTCCTTAACGGATGAACAATTCGCGGCATTGGTCTCCTTTTGCTATAATGTAGGAACAACAGCTTTTTGCAATTCGACCTTGTTAAGGAAACTCAATAGTGGCGATTATGAAGCGATCCCAACCGAATTACAGAAATGGACCAAAGCCGGTGGTAAGCGCTTACAAGGTCTTGTACACCGGCGTGCAGCTGAAGCAGGATTATGGGCGAAAGGTGCTTTTGTTTCCTCGAATTACCAAACCGTAGAAACGCAAGCACCAACAGGGCTTTTCAAAGCCGAAGCCCTTGCACCAGTCATTGGTTCTTTTTCTGGGCTTGGTGGCTTATTAGCCGGCAATGGTCCAGTGCAATGGGCGCTCGCCACTATCATGGTTTTAGCCGCCTGTGCTGGCATTTTCTTTGTTGCTAAACGTTTTCAGGAACACCGTTTATGATCTTATGGATGAAAAGAAATCTACTATTAACAGGCGCGGCTCTAGCCGCTTTTTTTATGGCTTTGGCAAAAGCTTTTACCCTTGGAAAAAAAGCAGAACAGCAAAAGCAAAAAGAAAAAACCCTAAAGGCAGCAACAACACGGCTGGAGGTGGAAAATGAAGTTAATCAGAAAAGTGATACTGATGTGCGTGCTGCTCTCTCTCGTTGGTTGCGGAACAAATAAGTATGTCTCTTGTGTTGGTTGGTTACCAATTTATTTAGAGAGGCAAGATGTTGACGTCATCAGTTCCAATTTAGCAAGAGAGATCTTAAAGCATAACAAGCAGGGCGAACGTGTGTGTGGGTGGAAACATGGCTAGGAAAAAAACACAAGACGATATAGAGCTTACAGAAGGAGAAAAAGAAATCCTTCAAGAAATTATCATGACCTACAAAAGTATAAAAGTGATGTCACGTTATACAAAATGGATTGTACTCATTATACTCTTATTAGCGCTTGATTTTTCACGTCTTATAGATGCTGTAGGAAATATTTTTACACAAAAACCAAATATCCGACTCTAAATACATTCTCAGATGTGCGAAACTGTTTAGCAAATGAATTATCAATTTCGCACGTCTCACAGATACGAGAGATAATGTCGTTGCACATATGAAACAGTGGTTTTCAAAAAATTGAAAAATTATCATAAACGCAGTTCAGAATGTGAACCAAGCCGCAAAAGTTCTAAAGTCTCATCATCAGGCTTTCGATAGATCAAAACTAAATCTGGTTTAATATGGCAATCACGACAGTTTCGCCATTGCCCTGTTAGTGCGTGATCTCTCCACTGCACTTTTAGGAGCTCGTTTTCCGCTAATGCTTTGATCACAAGTAGCAAATCTGTCTCTTCTGTCTCTAATGTATCAGCATATCGCCCTTTACTTTCACGTTTCAGATCACACCGAAAAGATTTAGTATAAACAATTTCCCGCATAGCTAACCAAAGTCACTTTGCAGACTTACATACTTCGGCTTTATCATCACGAATCATGGCTCGCAAACCATCTAATGACGTACGTTCGACACGTCCCATTTCAGCATCCTCGATAGCCTGTAATGTTTCCAGATTGGGTTGAAATAGATCAAGCGGTAATGCTCTATCTCTAGCAATGCGGGTCATAAACATACGTACCGCATCTGATACAGTTAAGCCCGTGGATTTGATTACTGCGCTTGCAACTTCCTGAACTTCATCAGGTATGCGTGCTTGAATTTTACCCATTCGCTTAAACCTCCTATCTGTTTGTACTACAATGTACTACATCTAAAGATTATGTCAAGCGATTTATCCAATAATCCCCTCCCCGCTTTTGAAACGGGGAGATGAAATCGCTTTTAAAACTAAGCAGCTTTCGTAACAGATGTTGCTAAAACCTGCTTAGCTTCTTTAATAAGAGCTTTATATTTTCTATTCTCTTCATCCACTCTAAAAGCATCAATAAGACGAACATGGATAGGACCTAAAAGATATAAAGCTTTTTCACCAGCATTCATACCCTCCCAATGGCTTGGCAAATCAAAGCGTCTATCAACATCATACTCAACAGATTGACTTTTTAACTTTTTCTCACACTCAATAAAGTAACGACGAGCTTGCCTGCCTTTCTCATTGCGTTCAACCATTGAAAGCTCTTTTGCCATGTCTAGAGTAAGATGATATTCGATACTTGGACGACCGCTTTTAGGTTTTACTCTTTTTTGAGTAAAACTCATAAAGTCTTGATTTTCTTGAGGGGCATTAGGTTTCGCTAAAATTTTAGCGAAACTTATAAAGTCCTTATTTTCTAAGAATCCGTAGTCCTCAATGCGATTTTTTATCCAATCTCTAAAATTAGATTTAACTTCCAAAAATGTATGCAACTCACGTGCATTTACTGTCTGAACAGCTTCCTGATCAATTGTTTGTTCCGTAATTTTTATAAGAGTGTTCATAACGAACTCCTATCGATTAGAGGTTTCTTATTGACATTCCAGAGGAATGCCGGGCGCTAAGAAACACGGTCGATAGTCCGTCGCTATGCTTTCCCCATAAGGGTATTGTATGGCATAGCTACACCCGACAAAACCTTTATATGCTACACGCATACAACGAGTCAAAGTCTTTAAGGCGCGGAGAAAAGATTGTTTCGGTAATCTATCCGCTATCGATTCAAGATGTTTCTTAGGCACCTGATTCGACAATAGACACATTGTTATAAGCCTGTCAAGTCGCTCCTGTTATAAATGCAGCCCACTGTTCCATAAGGGTATGTCGTTGTTCTAAAAAATCTGTCCGCATATAAGCTTTTGTCACTGAACTCCCAACTGAATGCGCAAGAACAGTTTCAGCAATCTCAAAGGGTGTTGACGTTGTTTCTGCTATCCAGTCACGAAGACTAGATCTGAAACCATGGGGTCTATAATCAAAACCTTTGTCTTTCATGAATTTAGAAAGTGTTACATCAGATATAGGCTTTCCAGAACTCCCAGCAAATAAAAAACCATTCTTTTCAAAGGGGAGGGATTTCTCAATCATTTTCAAAGCTTCATGACTTAATGGCACGCGAAAATCTGAAACTTTCCCTACAATACCCTTCATATTTTCTTTGGGTATCGTCCATATATCTTTATCAATTTGTTCGAGGCGCAAATAGCGCAATGGATACGACCGTACTCCAGTCAAAATCAAGAGCTTCAGTGCTAAATTTGAAAGAATCTTATCATCCAAGCTTTGATAAAATGCCGGAACCTCTTGCCATGGCATAGCAGGAATATTTGTTGATGTAGCACGGGGTTTTCCTAAAAGGGCGCGTGCTTTCATACAAGCTTGTAAATCAACGTCCAAACCAAGAGCCGCAGCATATTTCAAACAAATGTTAATACGGTTTAACGCTTTTCGTGCTGTGTCTGCTTTTTCATGCCAAAGAGGAGCAAGAACATTGCGAATGATATTGGCTGTTAATTTTTCTATAGAGAGGCTGCCTATGTGTGGAATAACATGCAATTCCAGCGGAGAAAACCAACGCCCATTTTTGCCTTCATTTTTTAATTCGGCTTTTTTACTTTCAAAAGCCGCTGTTGCAATCTCACTGAATATGTTGCTTTGCTGTTTTAAGACGGTTTGTTCTCGAAAGACAATAGGGTCATTGCCTTCTCTGAGAATAGCACTATAATGCTTGGCAAGTTCGCGCGCTTCTTTTAGAGAAAGTTGTGCGACTGGACCGAGCCCCATTTCACGGCGTTTGTTATGGTATGTATAACGAAAGAACCAAGAGCGCGTATTGTCTTTTCGAACATTCAACCACAGCCCTGCCCCATCACAATATTTACCCTGAGAAGCAGACTTGACAAGTAATGCTGATAATCGATGAATCCCCCTCACTTAATTTCCCTTCTCGTCCACCTTTTCACACATTGCTCGTCCACCTTTTTGGGTCCACCTTTTGGACCACCTTAATTTTTTGATTTGAGATTTTTTCTTTAATTCTTAATTTTTTTATTGGAACATAAAAAATTATAGACATCAATATGCTCTTGCACACTTGATACAACTTGATTCTTGTTGCTAAAGCCCTGTCTGCCGCGTCTGGGCACCACTTCTTTTATTGAGCATTTGTTTTTATATATCTTTTTAAAACATGCGGAATGCATAAATAAAAGTGATGGAATAGGATTTTCGAATACAGCTCTATAGAGTACCTTCTTTTTTGCCAACTTTTTCTAATAATTTTTTGAATGCTGCTAAATCCTGTTGTGACAAACATTTCAAATTTCTAAAAAACATGCCAACAATTTCACGACTAAATGAATCAGAAGATTTGATTGTGAAGTTCTTTCGACACAGGCATCAGCTTCTTTTTTTAAGAGAGAGGCCATAGCTTTATCTAAGCTATAAAACTCTATGATCTTTTCTTCCATTCCTACTGGAACGGATTTCTTGCCAATTTCTACAGAAGATAAAAAGGCTACAGATACGCCTGGTTTATCAGCCATATCTAAGAGGCGTTCTGAGTGATCAATGCGAAGCTTGCGTAAAGTTTTGCCAAATGATGTAAGCATCTAGAAAGTCCTGTTAAAAGAAGAAATATCTCTTGTGATTCTAGCAAATATTTTTGAGATTTTCTCAATTATTACGAATCAGAACTTCTTTTGAGGTGTTTTTTTGAGAGCTTTTGTAAAAGATTTTGGGGAGCTAATTTTTTGAAAACAACTGCTTTAAATGTGCAATGACATCATCTATCGCATCTATGAGGCGGGCAAAATCGAGGATAAGCAAAAAAAGAAAAAATGCACTCCACTTCATAAAGCTAGACATTACTTTCACACTTTGGTAGGTAATGATCATTTCTTGAAGCATTACTTTTTCTGCTTCTGTGAGCTCTGTGTGTTTTTCAGCTTTTTTTCTTACCATGTTTCCACCCACACAAGCGTTCTCCCTGCTTATTATGTTTTAAGATCTCTCTTGCTAAGTTTGAACTGATCACGTTCAGATCTTGCTGATTTAAATAAATGGGCAACCAACCAACACAAGAAGAAGCATATTTATGGATCCCGCAACCAGTCAGAGAGAGCAACACGCACATCAACATCAGTTTTTTTGTTAACTTCATTTTCCACCTCAAACCGTGCTGTTATTGTCTTTAAAATATTTTCTGTTTGCTTTTGCTGTTCAGCCTTTTTTCCAAGAGTGAAAGCTTTGGCTAAAACTATAAAAAAAGCGGCTAAAACCGCACCTGTTAGCATCAGATTTTTTTTCATCCATAAGATCATAAACAGTACTCCTGAAAGCGCTTAGCAACAAAGAAAATACCAGCACCCGCTGCTAAAACCATAATAGCAGCGAAAGCGCATTGGATGGGACCATTGCCAGCTAAAAAACCACTAAAACCTGAGAAAGATCCAATGACTGGTGCAAGGGCTTATGCTTTGAAAAGCCCTGTTGCATGCTTTTTTTCTACCGTTTGATAGTTGGAGGAAACAAACGCGCCTTTCGCCCACAACCATGCCTCTACTGCACGACGGTGTACGAGATCTTGTAAACGTTTTCCACCTACTTTGGTCCATTTTTGTAATTCGGCAGGTACCGCTTTATAATCGCCTTGGTTGAGTTTTTTAAGTAATGTAGAATTTTGAAAAGCTAAGATCCCTATATTATAATAAAAGGAAACAAGAGCACCAAATTGCTCATCACTTAAGTCAATATAAACCGTTTTTTCTACAGCTTGTTCATATTGCCGCAAATCTGCTACAAGCATGGTTTCAGCTTTTTTTCTGTAATCATCATGCTTTCAATAACTGTTGGTTTACCAGCTTTCCCCGTATGTCCATAGCCAATAGTCCAAACTCCAGAGACATCTTGATAAGCCTGTAATCGTAAACCTTCCCACTTTTTTAAACAGTATAAACAGTCTTCACTTATTTTCCGTGCCATTGCTTTATTCCATCCTATAAATATACCTTTATAAGTACTGCTCCGTCACCGCCATCGCCGCTTGATGAGGCTGTTGCATCTTTACCAGGGAAATATCTACCGCCACCGCCGTGACCACCATAACTACCTTTGCCAACCCACATACTATTTCCCCCCTCGCCTTCACCCACTCCACTATCGTGGCCACCTCTTCCACCGCCACCGCCAAAATACTGTTTCCACCGCGTCCACCAGTGCCATTAACTGCTCTGCCATTCTTACCATCATTACCGCTTCCGCCAAAACCGCCGCCACCGCCGCCTCCATAAACACTGGTACCACCAATAACCACCACTGCCCCCCAGCTGCCACGACTACTCCAGTTACCAGAGGCATCATGTCCTCCTCTACCTCCATTTCTAATCAAGGCTAACGACGGTATAAACTCTATACGCGTTTTGCCATCACCATTCTTATGGGCTTCTTTATTCAT